TACTTTAACATATACACATAAAAAGAGAGTACTACTATCACTAGCAGTACCCTCTCCCGTAATTATGACCAAATCCTTGTATGCGTCTAAGCCAGCCAATTACTAAAACTAAACACAAGCCACAAATAAAAAAACTAAAAAATGTCATCTAACGCCTTAGAACCAGTTTGAAATTTTAATAGTAATATATAGACAAAACAACACAGTATGAAATATCGCCTAAACGCACCACAAATATAAAACATACTTTCGAATATACAATAGGTATTTCTCTTTTTAACAAAAAAATAGGAATCCAGTGCATACTAAACTACTGGACTCCCATAAATATCAATGTTTTCTACACATTACGCCACAAATATAGCAAAAAACGAGCACTATTTCACAACAGCACCCGTTTAAAACAAAAAATATATGAAATAAACAGATAATTTCAATGCAAATATAAGAATATTATTCAATATACAAAAAAAGTAGAGTAGTCTTGGCGGGGACTACTCTACTTGGGGTATAACACATGTTGTTGTAAGGTAAGGTAATAGAGTCGTTATCACAACGATCTATTCAATTTTAATCGCTCTTTGAATAACTAATGGCGCAAAAATAAGAACTTTTTTGATTATACAAAAACAAAATAGATATTTTTGCGATTTTTTTTTTGCACAAAAAAGTAGAGGACTAAGTCGTTTTGTATATAAAAAGCACAGGAGTACATTTTCGAGACATCTCCTGTGCTCTAATTAACATTAAACTGTTATCTTCATTAAAACGAATCATTGCCTGTTCCTCAGTATTTGATTCATATGCCCAAATACCGAAACTCTTGCTCTTCGGATAACTTATGCAATCAAACTGAGTATTCTCCTTACGTCTGAACACCTCATAACTCACCGTACCACTCTCTATATGCGTCTTTTTATAAATATAAGCGTAAGGAGACTTCGCAATCTGCTCAAAATCATAGCCTCTTACCTCTCCTTCACCGGAGAAATGCATCTCTAGCTCTTTCATTCCTCTACTTTTTTGAATATAACAGATTTTTTATCCGGTCTATATCTTCCACTACAGTTCCCTACTGTTCCATAATTAACACGGCAGGATACTTTCCCCCAATTTTCAAAATAGCATCCTTGACATAGTGATGCGTTATCCTCCTCACACCTCAATCGTACAAGACCATATGAAAATTCCTCACCTATCTCAAAATAAGTTTTCTTTTGCTTCTTTTGCCCACTTTTATTAATTGATGATATGGCATAATGTTTTCTGATTAATTCCGAGAATTTTTCATCATATTTCACAAAAATAATGCCTTTGTTATCACTCCTCTCATGAGAAGAACAAGGACAGATATTAGGGGGACATGGTTTAGAAGCATATTCGCCACTGTAAAATTCGCATCCTTCACATTTTTCGCTTTCTTCAATTCTATATAAATCACCTTTATACTCAACAATATCACCAATATTCGCATCATTAGACAAAGGAACAATGCGATTAGGCAGTTTTACAAAATAAACAGGTTGACCATCACTTCTTTTTTTTGATTCACAATATCCGAAAAACTTCAAAAACTCAACACTTCCACATAACCATAAACATTGTAAGGCACAATTATTTTTGCAAACATCATTCTCATCCTTTAAGCACTGATATAAAGCACCTTGATACAAGAAAACTTCGCCTACTTTTCTTTCAGGTATGACATTATTTACCTTTTTAGTATCAGAAGCAGCACCCTCTTTCTTTACCACTTCCTTAAAAACAACACCAGTTCCATCCGAGCGGTGAAGCATAGCACATTCACCAACAATAGGTCTAACCGCATCACAAGACTCAAAATCGCTAAAATAACAGTGCAAACAGCTATCGCCTGCAACACACTCCAATTCAATCTTACCACAGGAAAAACTTTCTCCTACAGCATACTCATTTTTTAGTTTTTTCTTCTCTTCCATAAAATATAAATTTAAATTAAATACATATCCGCCATTTTTAAACTTTATACCCAAAAGGTAAGGGAACGGTCATATTTTATAATAAAACCCGCGATTTGGCTTAATGGGTAAGCGAAAAACGAATATCCGAGCGCAAATATAAGAACATAAAATAGGAAAACAAGAAAATAACACCATTTTAACAGAAAATATATACGAGAAACAAGCGAAGACGGAAATCACCGCTTCGAAAAAGAAACAGAAGATTCCCAGTCGACAGAAACTACCCGAAAAATTAGAGTAGATCATTCTCCAAATAAAAAAATAAAAAAATAAAAAAATAAAAAAATAAAAAAAATGTGAGGAGGCGGGGTTCTAGACGGCATGGCAAAAAGCGGGGAGGGGTATGCAGCAGGGTAGGCATGGGATTAGTAGGATATAAAAAGGTTTTTAAATAAGCAGAGAAGCTATTATTAATCCTTCTGCTTGATTTTAAACGTTCAAACGATTAATATATCTTATCTAAGATTTAGCGCCCTTATACAGCCTTATAATGCGTCTAATACGATGGTTTGGTGTTTTGGGAAGCTCGATTTTTTGTGCTATATCCATTTTTAATGGCTAAATGTACATTTTATGCTAAAAAACATAACGCTTGCTTGTGAAAGCGAAAGCGAGCGCACTATTTCTATTAATCTTCCTCCTGATCTCTTCATCTGCTTCTTTTTTTCCTTTGTTTATTTATCCTTTTTCTCGACAATCCATTAACAATAATTAAGTTAATGTTTTTTAGCATTTGCCTTATTAAATAAGGAATTAATCTTTATGTATATACTCTTTATGTATTAAGACCTGTATATACACTATATGTTATATATAATTATATATCATATATCAATGTCTATATAATATATATATACTCATATACATTCGTATATATATATCATCTATACATTAGATATATGCTATTTTGTATGTATAATATAATACTTAGTTATCATGTTGCGATATTTCAGTTAATTACGGTAAAATCGTAGTTATGTATGTTAATCTAATGAGGCATGTGTTTTTCTATTATAAACGTTCGTTAATATATCATGTACTTTTATACAAGTTACGGATATAAGTCGTACATTTGTATGTCATCAAGAGAGAGACAGACGTTGAATATTGAAATATTGGTATTAGCTCTTATCTTTGGTTAGCTAGCTGTTGTGTGCGTGCTTAAACACGGTATATTCGTAAAATGACGGTACAATAATCACATCTCTTTATTACTTATATACAGTTCCTTTTTACAGCTTATCAGCTACATTGGTTAATATCATAATAGTCGTTCTTATCGTATTGGAGCAGGTGGTGAAATTGATGCATAATAGCATCCTTAGTAGATGTAAATCCTGTAGAGTCAAACAGTACATATGACTATAAATATATTGCTATAAATACCCGAAATAGACCGACAGAGTAGGGGATATAGAGTACTTGAAATCGCCTGTTTAGGCGGGTATAATATAAACACTATCCTATAAAAAAGTCACCGCAAATAATCGTCTTTGAGCAGTAAGCATACGAGCTAGGCGTTCGTACTGACTTAGTAGCATGAATAACAGTAATGTGATATAGGATAGTTGCTATAATGTAGCCATCGACTGTTCCAAGCCAGTTAAATACAGAGGATAGCAATTGATAACTAATAACTAAAACATAAGATTATGAAAAAGAATCAGAACAACACGTACCGTGTACTAGATTGTAACGGTAAAGATACAGGAATCCGCTACTACGCTTCGAACAAGAAGGAAGCTATGAATAAGTTTAAAGAGGACACTCCGAATTACAGAAAGTACGGCTACTTCGGAAAACTTAGCAGGTGGTACGAAGGAGGAGTTTACGGTTCAACAGGTATTAACTATTAAAACATAAAGCCATGAACGGGATTAAAGCTCTTCAAATTCAGAGAATAGAAAATGATCTAGTAGATTTTGTAATGAATAATGACTTTGCTTTTGTTTACGGAGCTGGTATAATGTACGCTAACGACGTCGAGGTAAGGGAGTGGATAGCAGGCATTGTAAATAAGGATGGAAAAGAGATTGCGGAAGTGGAAGATTTGGAAGAAGAAGGTTGTGGATGTGAAGAGCTCTCTGAAGAAAAAGAGAATGGATGTGTAATTTACAAAGTTTGGAATACTAATGAGGAGCCATTATACATTGCGTATTACTTTTGATGCTAAATAATTATTAATCAATAAACTATAAAACTATGAACAATAACAGTTTAAGAAGCCCTAAACATAAGTTTTCATCACAAATTTGTTTTGACAAACCTTTGGAAGGCGTAGGTAGTACAATTACGTTAACATCTGATGATATGAGCGAGCTTAAGCATCTGTCAGTTTTAGCTGCACAAGGTTGTCCAGCACACGTAACAATAAAGGAAAATAAGGCGCTATATCCGTCGTTTGAATGGAGTATAGCGGATGAATATAATTTAAATAAATAACAACATAAATAATAAAGATTATGAAAACGATTACATTAAAAGCTAAGTTCAAAATTGGAAGCAGAATCAAATCTATTAAGGTAGACCTAGAATACCGGAATGATAAATACCCATGTTTTGGTGAACTAGTTGATGAATTATATTGCACGACATCTCCAAAATTAAATGAATTGTTCGAGAACGGGTATTTAATCGGAGTAGAACAAATATTAAAATAAGGAATAGAATTATGAAAGCAAATTACAGAGTTAGATTATATAGCGAATTCACAAAGAGAAGCAGAACTATAAAATTGTATCAGATGGATTTCGGTCAGCTAGCAGAATGGATGAAAACATTCGGTTTTATATCTTCTTTCTCCATTGGAGATTAAAGATGAGGACGTGTTTGAAAAATAATAATTTAAATATAAAATCATGGAAAAGTCAAGAAACGCAGTTCAGAAGATACAGAAGATGAAGGATCTAGGAATCTACAACAGATTCCTAAAGAATTCCGAGGATCGCATAAGAGAATTATATAGAACGTATTCGCTCCCCGAGGAATACCTAATGACACTAGCTCGAAAAAAGATAAGCCGTAGGTTAATAGTGTATAATTTCCTATCTGATGCTATAGAGTCATCCTTCCTATTCTCAGATACTCCGGAGAAGCAAGACTTTTGGAATAACATAGTAGATGAATTAAGAAGCGAAATATAAATATGAAAGTAGCAGTAATAATGAGACATTGCATAACGAATGAATATAAGAATAGATACAGGTCATATTATAAAGGGAATAATAAAATGCTTAAATATATTGAATAACATGAAAACATATTATATATTTTTATTTTGCGTATATCTTCTTTTATCCTCATGTTCAAATGCAACGAACAATTCGGTGCTAGAATATGAAGTAATAGAGATTGAAAATTGTGAGTATATCTTAGTGAAATCAAAAACATATGGAATTGGTTTATATGTAACATCGATTACTCATAAAGGGAATTGTAAATATTGTAGTGAACGAAATAATATGAAACGATGACAACAAGTGAATGGAGAAGCATGATAATAGGTTTAATATCACTTATTGCAGTTTTATTGAGTCTATATTTTATAGGAAATGTTATTATTTAAAAGGAAATTGACATATGAAAAGTAATAGAAAAAGAACAGTATTATCTAATAAATTAGAGCTTGTTTGTAGTGCAATGAATAATAAAGTATATTATTCGCTCATTGAACAAAAGAGAATTAATCATCGCAAAGAAGTGATGAGTCAATTAAATTAACATTCAGAGGAATATCTCGGTATGATATAAATGATTAATAAATATAAAAAACTAACATTATGAAAGCAACAGATTATAAAAATAGCGGATATACTCATGTTCTAGTAGAAATCAATAACTTTGCGAATGAACCTTTAATTGCAAAAGGTTTTAAAAATTATAAGGACATGAGAAGATATAGAGATAATATGAATTTGCAAGAATATTTTTCTAATATATCATGCATCATGACTGTTAATCAAGCAATAAAGAAAGGGTATTAGTATGAAAGCAGTATATATTCGTTGCTCAACAGATAAACAGGATTTTTGTCAGCAACAGCATTGTATAAATCAATATTTAGAACGAATAAATGAACCGACCGATTTATATACAATTCAGGAAAAAGCATCAGGAACGGTTAAACATACAAAGAGAAAACTACATGAACTATTAGAACTTTGCGAGAAAGGGTCTACTATCTATATATCAGAGCTTTCCCGTCTAGGAAGAAGCATGAATGATTTATTTTCCATAGTAAGTTATGCAGGAGAAAAAGAAATTACTTTAATCCAATGCAAAGATGGAACGACTATAGAAAATAAATCAATAGGCGGAAAAGCATTATTATTTGCATTATCTTTAGCGGCAGAAATAGAAGTAGAGAATAACAGGCAAAGAACGAAAATGGGAATTGCTGCTAGAAAAGCTAGGAATGAGGCTGTAGGCGGAACGGATGAATTGTGGGGAAAGAATACAGGAGCTAATAGAGTAGAAGTAATGGAAAGGATGAGAATTGTTTCTGTGGATAAAAAGAAAGAAAACGCACGCAAGAATCCTAATAACATCCACTTTTGGATTTTTATTCAAAAATGGATGAGGAATAATCCCGAACCGAAATCTTGCGAAACATGGCAGATAATAGCTGATGAATTGAATGAATTTAAATTCAAGACATCAACAGGTCTAGAATATAATGCAAGTCGTGCAGCAGCAATGTATCGTAATTTAAAAAAGATAATGCAATGAATATAGATGAAGCAATAGTAGCGATGGAGAACGGAAAAGAAGTGACGCATGAATGTTTGCGTAATACAGTAACCAAATCCCTTCGATATGTAAACGGAGCATTTATTGATAAAGAAGGCTATATATTGAATTCATTTAGTGTATATCTCACATTAATATCTGCACGCTTTAACGAAGGATGGGAAATTATAAACGAAAAAGAAACATAATGGAAGAATTAATTATTAAGTATTTCAAGACGAAATACCCCGATGAAAGGTATGTATATAAGACATGTTTTGTAATTCAAGATATGTTTGGAGTTAAAGGGAATAATCTTTATGTCGTTGAATTTATAGACACAAAGATGAAGTATCCTAAAACATTGGAGTTAAGAATCAAAGAAAGTGAATTATTAAATATTTGAGTTATGGAAAGCAAAGAGGATATTATTAGAAAATACATCAAAGGAATAATTTCTATTGAAAGTAATGGGAAAGTTATGTATGTTTCCACAAAGAATTGCTTTGCTAGAACAAGCACCTTAGAATTTCTAAAAGAGAGATTAAATTGCAAAGAAATATTGGTAGAAATAAAAACAAAAGATGGTTTATTAATGTATGTAATTGAATAATGATATGGAAAAGCTAAAATAAACTGAATTTATTCCTGTTGGGAAAAAAGTAAAAGTTGGATTAAAAACATTTAAAGTAATGGGAAATAAAGATGAAGATACTTTTACTTGTAGTAAATATTCTTTTTATGATAGTGATATGTGTCCTCTTATGACAAAATACTTTTTAGGACACTGCGATCATATTTTCAGACCTGATGAAAAAGAAGTTTATTTTATTGAATGTAAATAATAAAGTTATGATACCCTTAATAATTTTGATTGTATTAAGAACTATTAAATTAACATTGGCAGCATGTTTAAATGGAAAAGAAGTAGAAGTTAGTTTCCTTGCCAATCTTTTCAAATTGGTGGTAGATGGTTTATTAATTTGGTGGTTAGTAGAATCATTTAAATCTTAGAACTATGACATACAAAAAGTTTTTAGAGCAAACAGAAAAAGCTAAAACGGAATTTATAAAAAGAATCCGTCAGTATGAAGATGTTACAAGCAAAGAAATTGATAACATCAGAATAAGTTGGGATTATATTCGCATATCGCTTTATTTGCAAACAGAAGAAAGTGAATTTGAGCATGTATGGGAGTATGATTGCACAAAAGATGAATTGTTTAGTTTGTGGTTTGATGTAAAATAAAAGTAATTATATAAAAGATGTGGATAAGAATACAGAATCAACGATTGAAAGACGCAAGTATCAAAGAGTACAAAGGACGCGGAAATAGTGTATCAAGTGGTAAATACTGCATTGAAATGAAGTACGGAAACGGAATAAGGTATTATAGCGAGTTATCCAGTACACAATTAACTAATAATACGAAAGGAGGATGATATGCCATTTTTAATAACTCTTATGTGTTGGGGAGCATACACAATACTTACAGGTCTTACTAAAAAGTAATATTAATATTTTAAAACAATCAAGAATATGTGGATTAGAATTCAAGATCAAAGATTAAAAGATTCTCAAATTGTAGAATACAAGGGAAGAAGCAAGGGTATGGCGAGTGGTCTATATACCATTGAAATAAAATATGGTAGAGGCTTAAAGTATTTCAAATATGCGTCTGAAGAAGAATATGAAAAGACGTTATCTAGATTAGATGAAGTTCTTAAAGTACAAGATATATAATTTGAAAGAATATTGGGACTATATAAAGGAATTATGGAGACCTATAAGTAAAAAACGTTAAAATAATAAGGAGTAAATTATGAAAAGTGGAGTCGAAATTATAGCAGAAGAACGTAAAAGACAAATTGAAGTTGAAGGGTGGACACTGGAGCATGATGATGAACATCGTTGTGGAGAATTGTCTGATGCAGCAGTTTGTTATGCCACCAGAGGTTACTGGCGTAATTATCAACGTAATCCAGCTTATAGCATGATATGGCCTTTTAGCGTAGATTGGTGGAAACCAATGGCAGATGATTTATTAGGGGAGGAATACATTGATGGTCGTATAAAAGAGCTTGCAAAAGCTGGTGCACTCATTGCTGCCGAGATTGATAGATTACAAAGGATTAAATAATTCTCATAACAAGAATAGATATGAATATAAAGCGATTGATAAACGAAGTCGGAAATTCCTACATTTCATATAGGCAATGGTGCGATAAAGTAGCGATGGAAGCCCAAAAGTATATAGATTGGGATAACGATATAGGTTGTGAATACTTTCCTTCTGATGGCGTTTGCCTTACAACGACAGACGCATACGTTTGTCCGGCTACTTCTTTCTTTGGAGTAATCAAAGAAAAAGGAAAGATTTCTCAATCGGAGTTTAAAAGTATTTGTGTTTGACTAATAACAGAATAGAAAGGAATCAAATTATGAGTAATCAAATATTTTGCAAAGTAAACAAAGAAATGTGCGATGCAGTAAAAGCAATCGCAGGTGATAGAATAGTAGTAGATTGTGGTGCTGGTAGAGGGCTTTTTGCTTCGATGTATGATGGTAAAGTCTTATCAATAGACATTCACCAACCGGATGAGCCTTTGTCTTTCATAATCGAAAAGAATGCTGAACACTACTGTTTTCCGAGAAATTCAATTCCGATTTTCATAAGACCATGCCATTCAAATTTTGTGCATAATACAATCTTAAAAAACAGAAACAAGTTTGATAAAGCTATTTATGTGTCTTTGCCTAAAAATTTAGATGGTGATTTAGATGATAGATTTTATAAGATAACGCAGTATTCCGAATGGGAAGGAGAAGAAGGAGAACGGATATATTTAGTTGAACTAAACAAGCCTAAAGAATCATTTTCTTACTTATCCGGCAAGATTATTCATTTCGCAGACCCCATGCTTTCTTGCCTTGTAGAGACACAAGAACAGGAGTTTAAAGAGAGTGTCGAGTCTCCTTTAGAGGATAGAGGGATTCTTATTGATGGGTTAAGGCTGACTTTGACAGATATGTACCCAAGTGGTGAAAAATACGATTACCTATTTTTTGATTATGGAGGTATGAGTATTGGAAACTCCATAATGGAATCTTTTTGTAGAGAGATTGTAAGAGATGCTGATATGTACCCAAACAGAACATACGTAGTGGTAAGTACTTTTACCAGTTATGCAATGAAAGATGCAAAAGACGATTTTGGTAAAGATTTACCAAATGTATTTTTGAGTATTAGTGACTTCGTTACTTTTCACAAAAGGTTAAATCAATTAGCGTAAAACAATAACAATTATGAAACAAGAATCAAGCGCAATCAATCCGTATAACGGAATATTTGGGCAACAAGGTTGGATTTGTCCGAAGTGTGGAAGGGTATATTCACCATATACTCAAATGTGTTTGTATTGCAAACCTGATAATATAACTACTATTTCTAATCTTAGCGACCTTTCTAACAAGAATGTCAGCGAAGAAGATTTAAGAGAAAATCGTAAAAGCAAATAATTTATGAAACAGACATTAGAAGCAGCAGCAAGAGAAGCCGCAGAAGATTGCTACGAAATGCCTTATAATGAAAACTTAATCAACATGAGGATTATAAAAGAGGCTTTTGAATTTGGTGCAGAATGGCAGGCAAAGCAATCTCCGTGGATAAGCGTGAAGGACAGGTTACCACAAACAGATGATGACCTGTACATAGTGCTTGATGCTAGGATGAATCCTCCCGGATGCGGAGTATGTGATTTTAATCCTAAGACAAAGACTTGGATTGACTATGATTGCAATATTGTGCACCCTACCCATTGGATGCCAATCCCTTCTCTTGAATCAAATGATAACGAATAACTGTTTAGAAATGAAAATAAGATTAGCAGAAAAGATTCTTTATGTTACTTCTGTATTCGGAAATTGGGACAGTAATTATCAGCCCTATTCCGTTCCACAACAGCAGAAGGCTTTGAAAACTTTGAAAATTCCGATGGATATTAGAAAATCGATGTTGGAATACGGAGTATATGGAAAGATTCCGGTTGAATACAGGAAGTATAATCCGATTGAAATATCGCAAATCATGCTTAGTAAAAATATGAATCCTGCCTCTATAAAAGAGTTCCGTAGGTGTATGAAGCAGATTTTAAGCAAATAACTCAAATTAATGTACAAATGGTAACGAATTAGAAAGAAAGGAGATTGACTGATGAGGTTTGTATTAATTATACTTATGACAACCATGCTATTATCTTGTAAAGATGATATGGCTGGTCGTTTAAGAGGCGGAATGATTATCACCGTTAAGGGAGACACTATTGAATTTTATGGAGGAACGTTGACTTATAGCGGATTTGGCACTAGAAGTATTAGGGATGTTACAATTAATGACTTAAAAGAGAAAGGAGAATAATTATGCCAACAATATTAAAAGAAATCTATCCAACAGCAAGAAAAGAACATGGGTGTGAGTTTTGTTGTGAAAAGATAGCGATAGGACAAAAATATGTCCGTCAGACAAATGTCTATGACGGAGTAGTGTACGACTTCATCACGCATCAAGAATGTGATGAAGTAGCTCGTAAATTGAGAATGTATGATGATTGTGATGATAGCGGGCTAGATGGAAAATCTTTTCGCGAAGAATTGGATTCATACGTATATGCTAACCATTATGATGAACACACAGATGATGTTTATACTAGTTGGCAGTTGAATCATTATGAGATAGCAAAGAAAGTGTTAAAAGAGATTAAAAACGAATAACTATGGGATTTACGACACCAGCGTTTATACGCAAAAATACACCGGAGCTTCGGAAGAGGTTGGAGGCGTTGGGATATAAACCTTTATTATCTATCGAAGATGGAGAATGCTTATCTACTACTTCGAATTTAGGACATTATCACTCTATTCGCTCCGAACAATTTGATAATAAAGATCCTCACAGTACTTACGACTGTGCCGGACGTATTGACTGCGGAACCAACGAGTCTTTGTTCCTAGCTATTTCCGCATTGAGGGATGATACAAACAAAAATCAATGGTTTGTAGCAGATTCACCGCTTAGCGTTTCTTATGATGATATTGTGGGTAACGATCACTATTTTACAGAATCTAAGGGTAGCGTATTCTTTTGGGATATAAATTGGATGCACGCAACAATCATTTCAGGGTATTACCACAAGGCTACCGTTGAAGAGCTAATAGAACACTTTAAAGGAAAGGAGAAATAAAATGAATAAAATAGCCAATAAAATAAAACAAGCTAGAAAAGAACGATGCTTAACACGAGCTTCTTTAGCTTTGCTATCAGGAGTAAATATTAGAGTTATAATGAAAATAGAAGAAGGTAGAGATTGTAGCACTCGGTCACTGAATAAAGTTCTAGCTGCGTTAGGCATGGAATTGGCTGTTAAAACAAAAGAGGAATAATGGAAAATGAAATGAAATCAATAGATTGTGACATTATAGAAAATACTCCAAAATATTCTAATATGAACATACATCCTGATGTATGTGGTGCATGGCAAGAAGGTGCAATGTGGGAAAGATATCGAAATGGTAAATGTTATAAATTAGATAGAGAAGATATCTTTAATCTTTTAAGAGCATGTTTTCCACCATATGAACTAATGTCTAAAATAGAAAAAATGAAATTAGGATATTATGTTGGAGGATTCAATGAAGAATGGAGATGGCTTTTAAATAAAGACACTCCTTACAGCGAAGAAGAATTATGGCATTTATATTTAGAATTAAAATACAATAAAATATGAAAGAGATAAAATTAGGAACTGAAATTAAATTTCCATTTATTACATTAAAAGTAGTAGAAGCAGATGGAGACAATTGTTCTAATTGCTATTTTGCAGATGATTGTAGCAGCATTGGCGGACTAATCTACAAAACGTTTGGGACATGTGATGCGGATGAACGAGAAGATAATACTAATGTTATTTTTTTAGATATAACATAAAATGAGGACTGTAACCCTTTTTGGATTGGTTTTAATAGCTAATGCTATTGATCTGGATATTTTTAAAGAAATCGTTGATTTAGGGAAAATAGTTTGCATCCTAATGACCTTTTCGGTTGGGATGGATATAATTGATTTTGTTAATAATTTATTAAAAAAATGAGATTATGGAAAAAGAAAGAAGAAGAAAAAAGATTTCAGTAAGTGAGAAATTAACAGCGTTGCAAATTGCACAAACAATGGGAGGATTTGATGTTATGACAATGGCGAACAATGAAAGGTATCTTTCTGCCCTATTTGATAGAGCAGAGAAGATACTAGGGTGGATTAATGACGAAGGAAATGTTACTTTTGATAAAGGCATAAACACTGCTTCTATCAGAAAAGACACAGAAAATATCTGTTCAGGGATATGGGTAATAAATGGAGAAAAACAAGATGAAGTATAACTATGAAACGATGAGGATGGAATGTTTCTCAGATGTAAAAAGCATGGAAGAGACTTTCAATTCTTATATTAATCCAATACTTACCAAATGTATAAAAAACACTGTATTAACAAAAGGAGAATTAATCATAATGGATTCTTATAAATCTCTTTTTGCTATTGATTATTTAATAAAAAATGGTTATTTGAGAATAATAAGTTATGGTATCATGACACAAGATCATATTGTTACATATACAGGAAAATAGAATGAAAAAAGTAATTTTAAAAAAAATGACGCTAAATAATTGGCGTGGGCAGTCGACAGAAGTTATTTTTGGTAAAAATATAACTGACATTTATGGACGTAATAAAACGGGTAAAAGTACATTATTTAATGCGTTTTATTGGGTATTTACAGGGTTTGATATAAAAGGCAGGGCAAATTATCAGCTATTTGATAATAGGCTCCCTTTGACTTATGAGAATGCTATCCCGGCTGAAGTACATATAGTGACTGAAATAGATGGGAATGAATATAAATTTTCTAGAATTGCAATTCAATCGTGGTCTAGAAAACGTGGAGAATCAGAATACACTAAAAATATAAGCGATGATTATAAAGTATTTATTGACGATATAGCATTAAGTGCCGGAGAATTTAAGAAACGGATTGAAGATTTATTCTGTCCGATAGATGCCTTAAAGGTTATTCTTAATATTTTCTATATCTTCTCACTTGAATGGAAAGAACAGCGAGAACTCTTTGCTACAATTTGCGGTGATATTCAAGAAAGTGATTTTGAAGGCTGTTACGATGTTTTATTTGAGGAATTGAAAAGATATTCCATTGAGGAGCTAGAATCTCGTGTCAAGACCAAATCTGATCCTTTGAAACAGATTCTGAAATCACTGCCTTTAACAATAGAGACGTTAACTAAAAATCTTCCTGATTTATCACAGGTTGAAGAAGCGAAGAAACGGATTGAAGATAATTCAAAAGAGATTGAAGATATTGATAAGAGAATTCAAGACAGTAGCATGTCTGTTCAACCTTTGATTAAAAAAGCCAATCAACAATTAGTTGAAATTAATAAATTAGAGTTATCTTTGCAAGAGGATGAGGAAAATTTCAATAAGGAACAAAATAAAGAAATTATTGAAATACAAGATCAAATATCCGCTATTGAAGAAAGTAATAAAATAATAGAAAAAGCGAATAAGGATCGTCAATTAAAAGTTGATTCTATTAAATCAACTATAAAATATAATCAAGATCTATTTGATTATTGTGTAAGACATAGAGAGGAACTTCTTAGCAAAAAAAATGCTATTGTAGAAAGAGAATTTGAAGAGGATACATGTTCTTATTGCGGAAATAAATTACCTGAATCAAAATTAGAAATATTACGGAAACGTTTTTATGAACAAAAAGAAAAAGAAAAATCCGCAGTTATTACTGAAGGTAAAAAAAATAACGAAAATAGAGACCACGCTCTCGCTAAAATAAAAGAATTAGAAGAAGAACTTAAAGAGTATGATATTGATAATACTCCATTTTTTGATAATTCTAAATTAAAGGAAAAACTTAGTCAATTGATAGCTAACCGAATAGATTTTAAGACAACATCTGAATATAAAAAGAAGATGGATGTAATATCCAATCTTAAAAGCGAATTGGTTGAAGTTGATCAGCCGGATAATTCCGGTCTCCTTGAGATGAAAAAAACATTGATGGATAAAATAAAAGAAGATAGCGAAACGATTGGGCTAATAAAAGAAAGGGAAAAACAGGAGAAAAAAATAAAAGAATATCAAGAACAACAGCGTGATACTGCTAATGAATTAGCAAAATGGGAAAGAATTTCTGCGGAATTAAAGGCATATAAGCAAGAATATGCAGACCTTGTATCAAAGAAAGTCAATGTCCTGTTAAATCGCTGTCAGGTGCAGATGATGTCTCAGAAAAAAGATGGGACATGGATTCCTTCATGTATTATCACAACTGATAATATTCCATCAACTGTATATAATGCTGCAGAAGTTGTTGTTTCCGGCATTGATATTGCTGAAGCATTCCAAAAATTTTATAATATAAATATGCCATTGTTTATTGACAATGCGGAAGGAATTACTAGCAATAGCGAAATTTTAACTGAAAGGCAGATTATTAATTTATATGTAAGTAACCACGATGACCAATTAAGAGTAGAAGTAAAGGACTATGAATAATTATTTAATAAATCTGACATTAGATAATTTAAATGATACTGTTGTAACAGAGATGGAGATTGGTGATGTTATAGAAAAAGGGATATTTATTCCATTTTCTACTAATCCGGTAATAAGAGGTAAAAAAGGTTCTGTTATAATTAGGATGCTTGCTGTAGAAAAAAGAGCTAACGCTTTCAATCAATCCCATTATCTTAAACCAAAATGTAATAAAAAAACATATGAATATCTTAAATCTATAGGGAAAGATTTAAAGATACTTGGTAATATGTCTATAGCAGGAACTGCATATGTCCCTAGAAATTCAGAAAAAGAAATTTTATCTTCATTAGATGAAATTTTAGATAAAGAAGAATAATAATTTTAAAAATTAAGTTATGGAAAAAGAAGAAAAAGTACTCACAAGAGTAGAAAAAATTGAAGTGAAATTAGAAGAGCTTGCACAGCTCTTGGGATCTGATTATCCGGCAATGATTATAGTACCTGTAAATGAAGGTGCTTTTTCTATTGTAAATTTAGGAAATGAGGAAGAAAACGAATTGTTGAAATCTGTTGTAAATGTAGGTATGTCACTAACTTACCAAGCTATAAATATAAAAAATACATTTATTGCATCTAGTGCCTATTTCTCATCTATGGATCATGGATTTGCTATAAAACTAACTTCTTCTATGATGAATGTAGCCGCAAAGAAAGCTGCAGAGCGATCAATTAATGAAGAAGATAAAGAAATAGAAGTTAATACAGAAATAAATTAATATTATGGGAATGCATAATTGGTTTGAGGCTTCCATCAAATATGAAAAAATGATGGAAAATGGCAAAGAGAAAAAAGTAACAGAGCGTTATTTAATAGATGCTTTAAGTTGTACAGAAGCAGAAGCACGTATTATCGAGGAGATGACTCCATTTATAACAGGAGAATTTAAAGTGAGTGCTACTAAACAAACTAAATATTCAGAAGTAGTGCCTAGTCAACAAGAAGTCGATGATGTTTGGTATAAGGCTAAATTGAATTTCATCACTTTTGATGAAAAAAGTGGCAGTGAGAAAAAAAGTCCTACACATATACTTATTCAAGCATGTGACATTCGACAAGCTATTAGTTATATTGATGAATACATGAAAGGAACTATAGCCGACTATGAAATAGAAGCTGTTTCTGATAGTAAATTAATGGATGTGTATCCGTATGAATCTTAAATATCAAAAAAATGGCAAAAAAAGTAGAATCTATAGAAGAATCAACAGACATTTATATAACCGGAGTATGTTGTATATCAAAAATTCCTAAAGATTGTTTTACAAAAAATAACTATGGAACTTCATTCCGGTTTGCAATTGGAAAACTAGCCAAGCTAGGCAAAAATGGAGAAACACATTATATGAAATTTTGCGCTTCACAAGAAGAAAAAGCAAGGGGCGTGCAAGATATATTCATTGGTAATTTCTGTACAGAATGGATAAGTGATGATAATAAATCTCATAAAAATCATAATATTTCAACGAAACCACCTGTAAAAGAAAAAACTCAATCACGGACTCATGCTGCTACTACAGATGTAAGCGATGTAGATGATCTCCCCTTTTGAACTTTGGAAGTAATACGCAAATTTAAAGAGAAAGGAATTAATTTAGAAATAGTTGCGTATTCGAAAAATAATTAATATATTTGTGAGACGAAAGAGGACATAAGGTTTTTCTTTCGTCTTTCTTCAATTATTAAACAACAATTATATGGCAGATAAAAAAAATGAAGTTGCAAAAACAGATGTTGGGCAACAAGTCATTAACAGAATTAATCAATTGTGTCAAATAGGATTTAACATGCCTAATGATTACAATTATGTAAATGCTATCAAAGGAGCCATGCTGATGCTTCCTGAGATTAAAGATAAATCAGGTAAAAGTGCATTGGAAATATGTAAGAATAACAATAGTATTCAAAGTGCTCTCTTTAAGATGGCTACAAAGGGGCTAGATGTCTCAAAGAAACAGGGATATTTGATACTCCGTGGAGATAAACTTTGTTTTGAAGAAAGTTATTTTGGAGTATGTTTGCAGGCAAGACGTATTTCTAAACATTATGAACCTATTGCAAACATCATTTATAAAGGAGATACTTTTAAATTTGAAGTAGATCCTGCTACTGGAAGAAAACGTATTGTTGAACATACTCAAACTCTTGAATCTATTGACGGAGAAATGCTTGGTGCTTATGCTATGGTAACAAACGATAAAGGTGAGACTGATGTTGAAATCATGTCTATTGCACAAATTCGTAAATCATGGAGTAAAAGTTCATCTCAGCAGCAGCTTGTGCATAAGGAATTCCCGGATCAAATGGCTAAAAGAACTGTAATTAAAAGGGCGGCAAAAATGTTGATTAATTCATCATTAGGCGATAATGCTTCTATTAATGATGACTTAGAAGATGCGAGTGCTCTTTTAGATGCATCTAAACAAATAGATCAACCATTCGTTGAATATGAGGAAATCGTGGAAGAAGAAACACCTTCTTCTCCAATCAATGAACATGCTGATGTACAACAATCGGAATCTGCAACATCTCAAACTTCTGATGATGAAAATTTTTAATCATGGATGATGACTTTGATTCCTCTTGGGAAGAAATGAGTCCTGATTGGATAGATTGTGGAGATTTTTAGTAAATAAATCAATTTAGTCCCATTTTGTTTAGGTAGTAATACCTATTCGGATGGGACTTTTTAAATTAAGACTATGGCAGGAAAGAATGACAAATGGTTAATGTTTCGTAACTACATGATTAATGAACTTGGTATTACGAAAGAAGATATTAGAGAATGGATTCAAGATGCAGTTAGAATAGAAGCTAAAAAGATGGCGGAAGATACTTTTTCAAGGGAAAACCCTGAACAAATGATTAGGCGTATAGTTTATGATTCCGGTTATTTTAACACTGGTAGTTTCAATAGGACTGTTATTGAAACAGCAGCTAAAGCTTTAGTGGAAAGATTTGATGTTGTACTAAAAAAATAATGGGAAATTATGGAAAAGAAAGAAGAATTATTGGAAAGATTAGTGAATGAATTTGCAGCGTACAACAGATTAACTGCTGTTAGAATTGCAAAAGAGAATTTATTTTCTTGGGGAAAATCAGATGAAGAGATAGTGAAAGAGATGAAATCTTCATCAGAAAGAATCCTTAAATGGGGATATTCAACCGATGAAGATTTTCCTCTTGATCCACCGAAAACAACAACTGTAAAGATTACATCATGCTCAAAAAACTTGCTTGAGTAATGTTTCCTTATTAAATATCTAAAATTGAATAACCATGACACCAAGAGCATTGCTAACAGAACTGAAAGCCTTAGATAATGATATATATTATCAGATGGGTAGATATAAACAATATACTATTGATTTTATAAATGATTTATGTGAAGAATTAGAAGAATTTATAGAAGGAAACTTAGGAGTACTGGATTTTTCTGAATTAAAAGGAAGTTTAAATTATCATATCTCTTCCGTAATGGAAATATGTGATAAGGAATTATTGGATTATGAAATATTTAAAAAAGCATACTCAATTATAAACAAAGAAACATATGATAACGGAGGTAAAAATACAAAATGACATTGAAGATTTGTTTAATAATCTTAGCCCTGCGGAAAAGGCTAAATTTTGTGATATAGCCTTAGACTGGATGGATGATGCAGAAATATTTGAAGTGTTAGACAAGAGGAATCCGAATTGGAGCGATTTTGGTCGGTAAAAAAAAGAATAAAATGGATCGAATAATTATTTTAGGTAGTAGTAGTAAGGGGAATTGCTATTTACTTGAATGTGATGGAAAATTTCTTATTATAGAAGCTGGAGTAAATTTCGTAAAGTGTGTTCTTCCGGCAGTAGATTATCATGCTGAAAAAATTGTTGCTTGTATATCTACACATCGCCATACAGATCATTCTATGTATCTTCCTGAAATAGTTAAAAGAGCTATTCCTGTTTATAGCCATCCGGATGTAACAGAATCATATAAAGGAGTAATCCCATTACATCCTAATCGTAAATACCGAATTGGGAAGTTTGCGGTTACTCCTATACCAGTTGAACATTCGGCTCCCTGTTATGCTTATTTAATAGAGCATAAAAATATAGGTAAGTTATTGTTTGCAACTGACCTTAAAGATTTTAAATACCGAATAAAAGATCTTGATCATCTATTTATTGAAGCTAATTATGGCAATGACATATTAGATGATAATGCAGGAGAAGATAAATGGAGTAGTAGTGCATATAAATCCCATTTGGAAATATATCAAACTATAGATGTTATAAAACATAATATTTCTTCAAAATTGAAAACAATTTGTTTGCTTCATCTAAGCGATGATAATAGTAATAGTAATCTTTTTAAAAAAATGGTATGGGATGAGACAGGAAGGATGTGTTATATAGCTGAAAAAGGATTAGAAATAGAATTAAATAAGGAGGAGTTTTAATGATTAAACCTAAATGTTGGAAATTGTGTGATTATCTGCAATCCATTTATGAATGGACGCAGGAAAATGAAAATAAGAATCCTATTTTTTATTATTTTCCAATAACGCAATTGGATATTGGGAACCAAATGGAATTAGTTAAATGGGCATTTGAAAAAAATATTCCAGTAGTTGATTTATTATGGATGATGTTAGAAAATAAAAAGAAGCAGAATAATGGAAAATAAATGTTATATAGGAATTGATCCCGGCAATGTTGGATTTATATCCATACAAGTAAATGGAGAATGGACTTTTATGTCTTTAAAAGATAATGATTTATATCAAGTCTCAGATATGATCGCTTATCTGAAAAGTAAATATCCTGATATTGTAGCCGGATTGGAACAAGTTCATGCAATTTTTAACAGTAGTGCAAAAGCTACCTTCTCTTTTGGCGAGATTTATGGAAGTTTGAGAGCATTACTTATTGCTCATAAAATACCATATCACCTCATTCCTCCTAAAACATGGCAAAAAGAAATGTGGGACAGCAAAGACATGGAAATTACTTATAAAAAAGTAATAATTAAAGGGAAAGAGATAAACAAAAAAGATGTTAATACAAAAGCGACATCAATGAATACTGCCAAACGTTTATTTCCTAAACTCGATTTCAGACGAACTGAGCGTTGTGATAATCTTGATGATAACAAAGTTGATGCAACTTTAATTTGTGAATATTTAAGAAGAAAAAATTTATAATTTTGAAATGATGGGGAAAGAGAAAATTAGATATTTTATGGTTAATTACATGTGCGATAGTAATACTAAAACCATTTATGGAAGAAACCTATTTAAAATTACGGGTACTTTGAATACATCTGATCTTGAGAGACGATGTGCTGCTGCTAATAAAGTCGAAAAATGTATAATAACAAATATATATCAGATGACAAAAGAAGACTTTGAAGCAAGTAGTATGGAGGCTAAAGAATGAAAGAATTAATAATGTCAATCATAGCATTCATCATAATAGCTGTCTTTGTTGGGCATTTGGAGATTAATTTATCTCCATTTAGCATCAAATTACCAATGTGGCATAGAGTGATATGTATGATCTTACTTATTATTACATATATATTATGGAATTTCGGAGAAAGGAAAGATGCCTATTCAAAAGGATTGCAAAAAGGTATGGAAATAAATTTGGAACAAATTAAAGAAAAAAGAAAATGACAGAAATTGATTTTCTAAACAATAAAAGATTGCAACTATTAAATATTGCGTTCAAAATGCAAAAATTATACGGTCATGATCATGATATAACAAACGAGGCTTATAATAACATTAAATCATTCGAAAATGAATGTTCGCATATGTTTGAAGTATATTTCGATTCAGACTTGAATTCATTTGCATACTTAAAAGAAGAAGAAGTAGAACAAAAAGAAAAAAAACTAGAATAAATGAAAGACAGTATTTATATTTTAGAAGGATTAGCTACACATTATCCTTCTGATGCCTACCCTATTACAGTGGAAAAAAAGCAATGGATAGGTATAGGAGAAGTTGGTAAAGAGAAACTCAAAAAAATAATGAATGAGGTTTCAAAAGTATGGGAGAAAGTATATACTGAATCAGATGTTAATATATATTTTGCTATATATACAACCACTGAGATTAATGGATTAATCTATAAGAATGAACCAATCGTAAAATTGATTGTATAAATGGTTTATGAAAGATATATTTGAATTTTTAATATTTCTCGTAGTCATTCTTTGTGTATGTATTTTTTATTAAAAAAGATAATAGATGGAAACTTCTTTGATAAATGAACTTCTTAAGATTACGAAAGAAAATAATGAGATGCTAAAAAAGATAGTTTCTCATATAGAAAATATTAATGAAGATGAGTATAAGACTAAACATCTATTGCAAGAATTTATTAATAACGTGGTAGCCGATCTTTTTGCTGATGCATTATTACAGCCAAAAGGGAGAGGACATGTTAGCAGTGATGATATAATGAAATTTATCAATGAAATGAAAATGTGATGGCAGATAGAAGTAATTGGGGAGTAAGGTATGGAGAAGCCTTATATAGGATAGAAATTGTTATGCTTATTATAGAAAGTTTTAAATACTATCAAGAAGTAGAAATTCAAAAGAATTCAATGAAATATCTTGAATATTCAAAAGACTATGAATCTTGCAGGAAAGCGGCTGACCTTATAAGAATAATATTCAATAAGGATATAAATCCCAGCGAATTAATGAAGACAGAGAACGATATATCCAATTCTCTAATTGACAGCTATGTCAAATTACGAGATTCTCTAAAACACTTTCCAAGTGTCCGTTATCCTTATGAAAAAGAAGATATATTGGCTGTTTTGGCTCATCTATACCATCATAATTTTTGGCTAAGGATAAAATGCTATGAATATAGTATCTTTTCATATAAAGTATTTGATGTTTTTCATGAAAAAAGAATGTTTTATAACAAAGGGATAAAATGGTTAATAAATGAAAGCAATAGTTTTTGTTTATGGACTGGTAAAACGAAACATGTTGATACAATGGGATTTAGACGTACTTTTAGAAAAATAGAAAAAGTATTTGACGAAATAATAGAAAAACGAAAAAGAAGAAAGGAGAAGAAATGACAGGAGCAAACTTTTTGGCATTCATTATAGGAATGTTTATTGGATATGCATTAGTTTATATTGGAGTTAAAACCAATGAACGCTTGAATGGAATAAAGAAAAAACTAGAAAATAAAGAACCATTAATCTTTGATGGAGTCGATGACTTTGTTAAATGCGCAGAAAACTATCTTAAAGATTACACTGTTATCAAAGGAGATAGCTGGTCGGCAGGGAAAGGACATAGCCATATTATTATTCTTGAAAATAAAGAAAATGAAAAAAGAGACGAATAAATTTGGTAGTATGAAATATTATTCGGATATTTGTCGATGTATCAAGGAAATGGATAGCCTAATACAGACATAAATTGCTTATAATATTCAATATATAAGATTAAACTGCATTGTGCTATCCATCATATTCTAAAGAGAATATGCCCACAATGCGGTTTATTTAGAACAATAAAGCTAAAAGCCGTGTTAAGAAGAGTCTTGATACGGCTTTATTGTTTTGTATCCGCCACTCGCAATAAAAGCCTATCTGCATAGAGGAAACCGAACAATATGCAACCAGTCGGGGATGCGATTAAACAACTGGGTTCGGAGATTGAGTAGTAATCTAAAAGGTTTAAAGTCGTTTATCTGCTCTATGAAACGACACGCTTGAAAAGGTTCAGCTTTATACTGAATGATTTAACAGCGTTACCCGAAAGTTGATTTGTTTTTATTTAAACTTATCTTCTTAGGGGACTTCACGCACGTAGGTTAGCATTACCTGAATAATCTATTGTAATTATGGACAAATATAGTAGTAAAGAAAGAGAAAGATTAAAATACGTAGAAAATAATTATGGTAAAAGAAAAAACCAACTTCTATGTAAAAAGAGCAAAGCAGAAGCTCATTTTGCCAAACTATTAGATATCCAACAAATTTACTATATTAGAGAGAAATGTTGTTATGATAAAAATAGTGAATGGTGTTATATAGATTTTTATTTTCCTAAATACAGATTAGCGATAGAGATTGATGGGAAAGAGCATCTTACTCCTAAGCATAAGTACAGAGATGAAATGAAAACTAAATTTCTTTTAGAAAAACGAAAGATAATAACTATACGTTTTTCTAATGAAGAAGTAATAAACATGAATGATTTTTGCATATATGGAGCAATAATATCAGCATTTAAGTCTTTATCTGATAAAGAACAGCAGATTATAAAACTTAAGATAAAGTCAAGAGATATTTCTAAAAAAGGAATTATGGAGTTAAAAAAGAAAATATCTTTTGATTTAGAAATTCCAATTTACGCATACGGTAAAAATACAGATGTTATATATACATTTAGAAATTATCAAGATTTAAAAAATAGCACAGATATGAAAAACAAAGATTTATGTAGAGCGTTAAATAACATTGATAATATATATGCTAACAACACATTTATATTTTCCTTTAGTAAAAAAGATTTAGAGAGAAAAATAGATTTTTATTATGAAAAACTTTGGAATAGATAAGACATTTCTCATGGAAATAAAATCATTAATAGATAAATATGAGAGCAGATTTACTGAAAAAGCTCTTAAAGTACATGGCAATAAGTATGATTATTCAAAAGTTAAATATATTGATGCTAAAACAAAAGTTTGTATCACCTGTTTAGAACACGGAGATTATTGGCAATCTCCTAATAATCATATTAACGGTCAAGGATGTCCTATTTGTGGAAGGCATAAAAAAAATAAGATTTTTGGAGTAGCAATATTTGACTATAATAATATTATAAAGAAAAATACAATAGAATATAAATCATATACTGTCTGGTATAGTATGATTCGGAGATGTTATTCATATATTTACCAAAAAAATAAGCCTACTTATGAAGGTTGTACAGTTTGTGATGAATGGCTTTACTTTTCCAACTTCAAAAAGTGGTTTGATGAGAATTACATAGAAGGATTTCAATTAGATAAAGATATAATAATAAGAGGGAATAAGGTTTATTCTCCACAAACTTGCTGCTTTGTACCAAAAGAAATAAATATCATTTTCCAAAATAAAAGTAAAAGAATTTATGACCTCCCAATAGGAGTTTATAAAACTAGATATAACAAATATAGAGCTTCATTACATATTAATGGTAAAACTGTTATAATTGGTAATTTTAATTCTCCCAAAGAAGCTTTTGAAGCATATAAAAAAGAGAAAGAAAAATACATTAAGGAATTAGCAAATAAATGGAAAGATAAAATAGATATTAAAGCATATAATTCATTAATTAATTATGTAATAGAGCCAGAGGAAGTACCAATGAAGCCTAATCAAATATTGCTAGTAAGCGTTTATCAGGTAATGGCTCTAAATGAAATGTGCAACTGTTGTGTTTTGGATATTGAACCATCAATTAAAAATAAAGATAAAGAAACCAAGAAGCTATTTTATGCCGCAAAGAAAAGAGTAAATAGATACCAAAGAGAAGTAAACAACTTGACTATTTCTAGTGGAACTGTATATGCGGACTTTAATGATAGTTTTGATGTTTATATACAGCCTCTTTTATTCAAATATCGTCAAGCATTAGAGGATTATCTATCTACTATTAAAGGTGTCGAAAATCCATACTTTGCATCATTAGTAGAACTAGCACGTTCTATGACGAAACTTTCTATTATCGAAATATCGAATAGAATAAAAGAATGTATTAAATTTGCAGAGGATTCTATTGCTTTGAGGCACTACAAACAGCAAGAGTTGTTGGATATAATAAATAACCTTGTAAAATGGGTGTTTAGGAAATCGGAAGATATAAACTACAATGATAGCCCTGAATGTGTAGAAGCATATAAGAATCTTGTAGACGCATACCAAAATCCAAACATTATTGGTGAATGTATAATAAAGGCTCAACAATTAAATAACGATAACAATGAAAGTAAAATTTAAAAAAACGCATCCTGATGCAAAGATTCCAGTTAAACATTACGATGACGATTTTTGTTATGACCTATATGCTACTTCATGCGAAGAGATAGCACCAAATGTGTATAAGTACGGACTGGGATTAGCTTTCCAAATAGATGAAGACTATATTAAGACTATGCGGAAAGGCGGATATGTATTATCCATTGATATAAGACCAAGAAGCAGTATTTGGAAGACAGGGATGATTATGACTAACTCTGTCGGTACAGTGGATGAAGGCTACACTAATGAGATATGCGCTATCTTCTATCACGTATTAACAAATTTACAACGATATTCAGTAGGAGATAGAGTAGCCCAGTTGAAGATTGGGTTAACTCCTAAAATAGACTTTGTAGAAGTTGAAAAGCTAAATGAAAAAGAAAGAGGTTTAAACGGAATAGGTAGTACAGGGAGGAAATAGATATGGGATTTATTCAAAAAGCTTTTTTAAGAGCAAACAACAAGAAAATATTAGATAAACTAAAGGAACTTGGTTATCATATTTGCCCTTGCTGCTATTTCGATAGAGCCGTATGGCTTGATATATATATTCCTACCCAATCTATTCATGGCATTGGCTATCCTGATGAGTGTTACAATCTTCCTTTGGAGCAGGAATTAAAGCGTTTTTTATCTGAAAAAGAAGAAAACGATATTGATTGCGGTGAAAATGAAAACTTATTCTATTTTATTGCTGCACTCCGAGATGATACCGATGACAGACAAGTCTTTACTAACAATAAAGGAGATTGGGGTATATATCATGATAACGAATTAGAAGGAGGATTATCAGGAATCGAATTTATGTATCTACCCAAAGATAATGATACAGATAATTATCATAAGGCTAGTGTTGAAGAATTAAAATTGTTGTTTAAGAAATGAGTAATACAGGACATAAATGGATCTACCGCAAAATAATACCTCGTCTTAAAAACCCGATAAGGTATAAGGTTCGTGTATATTACGGTGCTAAAAGTATTGATGTCGGCATGTTTAGAACATTAGAAGATGCTCTGAAAAGACGTAATCAATATATCAAAGATAATAATATAAGCGAACTTGCATTGAAGAAATATAATAGGCACTTAGATACAACTTAACACATAATTGACTATCTTTGCGTATGCAGCGAGTAGAACGATATATTATCATCGGAGACAAGAATTTGGATAGTCTTTGCTTCTTATCCAAGAACTTGTATAACTACGTGAATTATCTGATACGTCAGGAATTTACGCAGAATGGGAAGATGTTGTCTGAATATGAAGTTACTACAAGGCTTGCTAAAGAAAAACAGGCTGACTATATCGTTCTACCGTCACAGACAAGTCAACAGATAGTTAAGTTGCTATTCAAGAACTGGAAGTCGTTCTTCAAGCTGTGCAAGTGCAAGGACAAGTTGAAAGGAAAACCGAAACTTCCAAAGTACAAGCATAAGACGAAAGGACGGAACATAGTCGTATTCACCTCGCAACAATGCAAATTGAAAGATGGATATATACATTTCCCAAAGAAAACGAATATCAACCCATTAAAAACCAAAGTGAGCAACTTATGCCAAGTGAGGATTATACCTCAATGTAGTTGCCACGTAATAGAAGTAGTATATGAAAAGGAAAGTATTGAAACCACCGGACTAGAGCCGGACTCTTATTTGAGTATTGATTTAGGATTGAATAATCTTGTAACTTCATACGATTCACTCAATCACAAGAGTTTTATCGTAAATGGCAGACCGTTGAAATCCATTAACCAATACTTTAACAAGAAAAGAGCATTACTCATGAGCTATATAGGGAACAGAGGTACGAGTAATAGAATAGGTAAGCTGACATTAAAGAGAAATTGTAAAGTAAATGACTATATGCATAAAGCATCACGTTTTATTGTAAACTATTGTATAGAACACCATATCGGTACTATTGTAATAGGAAACAATAAAGACTGGAAGCAAAACTGCAATATGGGAAAGAGAAACAATCAGAACTTTGTAAGCATACCATTTGAAAAGCTTATATCCATGATACAGTATAAATCCGAAGAAGTGGGAATAAGAGTAGTCATAACAGAAGAGAGCTATACTTCTAAAGTTGACCACTATGCCGGAGAAGAGATGTGTCACCATGATAGTTACTTGGGTAAACGAATAAAAAGAGGTCTATACCGTAGCAGTACAGGGAAAATTCTGAATGCTGACCTTAACGGAGCGATAGGAATTTTAAGAAAAGTATCTCACGAAAGTTATATGCAAATAGTGAGTATAGGTGTAGTGGAGACACCATCGAGAATACACCTAGTGTAGACTCGTAAATAAATACCATGGGTAAATATTTTACAGTTGGAGAGCTGTGCGAATCCAGTACAGCTAAAGCGAAAGGTATAAAAAATATACCGGATGGAATGCAAGTAGGTCGTTTGAAAAGTTTAATTGAAAAGGTTTTAGATCCATTAAGAGAAGCATATGGGAAACCTATTTACGTCAATAGTGGATTCAGAAATGATGAGCTAAATAAAGAAGTCGGAGGTGTAGCAACAAGTCAACACAGAAAGGGGGAAGCTGCAGATATCAGTGCAGGATCAATTAAAGAAAATGAAAAATTATTTAATTTAATTCAGGAATTAAATCTCCCCTTCGATCAATTAATAAACGAGTCAAATTTTAGTTGGGTACACGTTTCTTATTCACAGGAAAGACAAAGAAAACAGATACTAAAACTTTGATTATAGATAGGCTACTACGGTAGCCTATTTTCTTTTAGTCTTCTAAGATCAATAATTTCATCTAGAAGTTTAAATCTTAGATCTTCAAACTCACAATGTGGCAAATCTTTTATCAGATTCTTGATCGCTTGATTAATCTCGTAGTCTTTTCTAATGATTGTTAACTTGATAGAATCATATTTCACCTTCTTGCATTTCATAATTTCTGTTTTTCGTTAGTAAGAATAGCATTTATTTTTTCTTCTGTAAAGCCAAATTGCTTTGCAAATTTCTTAAAGGCTTTCATTTTCTTTTCAGGAATCAGTGCAAACATAGAATTTATGGGTCTATCACTCTCTAATGCCTTTTTAAAATCTTTGTTTTTCATATTATCGTTTTTTTATTCTACAACAATCACATAAATATTTCTTTGCTGAATCCCATGTCTTATCTATAATATAATCTCCTAAATATTGAATTTCCTCACCGTGAGGACTTATATCATAAGTAAGGCAGATATGATCTGCTAAATGACCTGATTCATGCGACCAAGTTTTTTCAAACTCCTTAGCACTACTTGTTCTACCTATAACAATTACACTTTTATGTGCTAGATGATTAGAAAAAGTTAATCCATTATTATATCCACATGTAGTTAGATTTTTATAAGCTCTTTTGAGTGATTCTTCCCCACATTCTATATATTCTAATTCTTCCATTACATCTTCAAAATATTTGCAAGTATAATCATAAAAGATAGTGACAGTCCAATCGTATTTAGATAAATATATTGTTTTTATTTCCATAAATATTTGAATTTAAAAAGTTATTTGTATCTTTGCATTGTTGTCAGCATCTCAATTAAAGACAATCACCTTATAAAACATGACGCCTGTCTATTTGTGAGTTGAGATGCACATTTAGGCGGGCGTCTCCCTTTTATAATATGAAGAAATTAACAACTGATGAATTTATCTCAAAAGCCATTTCAGTTCATGGTGACGAGTATGATTATTCTAAAACTGTTTATATAAACAAAAGAACTAAAGTAATAATAACTTGCAAAAAGCATGGCGATTATTATCAGTATCCTTTAGACCATCTAAAGGGTCACAAATGCAAACTATGTGCTAATGACTACAATAAATCAAGGATTAAAAATGTAGCCATTAATGACCTTGATTTAGCTCATGGTACAGATTGCTATTCTCATTGGATTCAGATTATTAGAAGGATTTACGATGAAAAATGGAAAACAAAAAATCAATCTTATATAGATTGTACAGTTTGTGAAGAATGGCTTTATTTATCTAACTTCAAGAAGTGGTTTGACGACCCCATCAATGGCTATAAAGAAGGATACGAAATAGACAAAGACATCCTTATAAAAGGGAATAAAATGTATTCACCCGACACCTGCTGTTTTGTACCACAAGAAATAAACAAACTCTTATTGTTGAATAAACATAAGAGAAGTAGTACTCCAATTGGAGTAAATCTTAAGAACAATAAATACGTTGCTCGTTTATCTAAAAGGAGAAAGAGGGTATTTATAGGTTCTTATGATGATAAGGAAGAAGCTTTTAATGCCTATAAAACAGCTAAAGAACAATATGTCAAAGAACTAGCGGACAAATATTACAAAGAAGGGAAAATTACTAAAAAAGTATATGATGCCTTAATGAAATATGAAGTCGAAATAACAGATTAGAGACATTCTTTCCAAGGAATTACTGTCCCATTACCAGAGCATATAGAAAAGAAATATCTAAATGGTTTTTCTGAACCTACATTTGCATCTTTATCATCTAAATAGTCTTTGATAGATAAAGCTAAATGTTGTTCATCTGATATTCCACTTCCCCAATAATCGCTTTTTAACATATTACAGACATACCAACTGTTTGCACCGTTGTCAAGCTCCAAGGTAATGCCATAACGTGTAAGCAATTCTTTTACTTTTTCACGTGGGACTGGCGTATATGGATTACCATCTTTATCTTTCATCTTGGATATTGCAAACTCGGCCATTTTATCGCTGAAATTGAATCCGTTGAATTGAAGATATTTTCTCATATCCTCCGGTATATTATCATACAAATCAAAACTTGCTCCTTTATACATAATTAAAAAGTTTGTAGGGCACTAAAAATTATAGTGCCCTAATTAATACTAGCGTCTGCGTGAACGTGAGCGTCTGCCCCGTCTTTCGCCCATCATCTCTTCATCTTCGTATTCGTCATAACGGTTGCCATAAGAACCGCTACCACCACGACTTCCACTACCATAGGAGCCACCGCCTTGTCCGCTACGTTCTCCCATTGATTCCATTTCGTCCCAAAGGGTTTCGAAATCTTCTTTTAGGCATTCAAGACTCTCTTTGAAGTCCTTAAAGGCTTTTCCTAATCCACCTTTTCTTTCGCCTTCCATTATTTCAATCATTCCCATAATATTATTATTTAGAATTTGTTGTTTTGGGTTTATTAGACGTATTCATTTCTATCAAAAGAGATTTTATATCTCCCAATCCATCTTTTACGGATTTAACCTCCTGTTCCAATGAATTAATCCTATCTTCTTGTTGCTTTTCTTTGGCAAATTGAGGATTTAGTTCTTTTAAAATACTATCACAAGATTCTATAACAGAATTATGATATGAAACACTTTCCACAATTTGTTTACTCGTCTGCATCATAGCTTCAACTTCCGAAATAATAGCTTCCTTCTTTTCAGAAACAATTACATTTGGATAAGCAAACATTTCACCGTTTGCAGGCAATTTCTGAAAGTCTAAGACCTCTTCGCCACATCTAACCTTAATGTCTATAAGCATTTCCGGTTGAGGGCTATAAGGTATTGACGGATTATAAGTAGGATATTTAGGAACAGGTGAACTTACAGATTCGATCTGTCCTATTTTAACTGTAGGTCTTTCTCCTTTGGAAAGAACATATATAAAACCACCTTGTCTACTTGATGAAAACATATAATAAACTTTTTTAATTTGTTTTACATAGACGGGATTTTACCCCCGTCTATAGATTCACTTACTTGCTACTGATGTAGGTGCAGGGGTTGTTCCGCCTGTCTGAAAATTGACAAAACGTATAATCCCCTCTCTTTTATTGATAAAAGCAAATACTTCTTTTGAGTTTGTTATATCAGAACCAATAACATTTGAACTGTTATGGTCTATAACATTTACTTTACTTTCACCATTATTAGAAGAAGAACTCCCTACATTTGTACTATTATTGGACGTTGGAATAGCAATCGTTACAGGCAGTGCTTCACCACCTGTTGGAACTGCTTGATTAACTTGCACAGTCACATAACATTCACAAGGAAGCTGATTATACAGACATTTGTCAATCCCATAGTCTACACTCGTCTCTGATAAGGCTACGTTTGTTGTCGGCAACTCAAATATACAGAGTTGTTTCAAACAAGAACGTTGTCTTGTCGGAATAGCTGAACCGAGACCACCCGTCCACCAGTAAGTACCAAAAGGATTTAAAGGATTTCCATACATAATATTTTCCTTTCTTTAAATTTTTACTATCTTTGTATCGGGATAGACAAGAGTAATTAACTTGTTGATAAGAGTAAACCGAAGCTCTTCCCTTTCTTTTAAATCTTCGGTATCATTTAATTCGGTAATCAAATGAATAACAAAGAATTTATCGAGAGTATAACTCGCGAAGGAGAAGAATGGCGTGACATAATCGGAACACAAGGGAACTATAAAATATCTACTTTGGGTAGAGTTATGTCTCTTGTAGGAAAGTGTAAACTATTATCTGTTAGAAAAGACAAAAATGGATATATGAAAATAAATATTGGTCGTTATAACAAATATAAATTATCTTCATTGATACATCGTCTTGTCGCAGAAACCTTTATCCCTAATCCAGATAATAAACCTTGCATCGACCACATAAATGGAGATAAGTCAGATAATAATGTAAACAATTTAACATGGGTAACATACCATGAAAATTCTTTAAATCCTATTACCTTATCTCGTTTAAGGGAAGGTGTATTAATCCATGCTAAAGCAATATTAAGAGTCAGGAATGGTGAAATTGAACAATCCTTTAAGTCTATTAGAGAAGCTGAAAGGAAAGGCTTCAATCGTTCCATCATTCAAGATTGTTTAAAGACAGGAAGAACACACAAAGGGTATCATTGGATTTTATCTTCCGATTACGAAAATATCATCAACACGTCAAAGAACTCTTTATCTAACGAAGATGCTACTTAGCACCCACAACGATTGCCATAATTAGCAGCTACATCACCTGCGTAAGCTCCTGCTGCTGCGGCAGCGTAAACTTCCGGATTATATGCTTTGAGCTGGGGATAAATTACGGGTACCGTATTCGGGAGCTTACATTTAATTGCATCAACCTCGCCCTGCAAGTTATTCAAAGCATTAGCCAAAGGAGCAGTATTAGCCTGAATAGTGGCAGAAATAAATCCATTCTGATTCAACTGTGAAATCTGTCCCTGTAAAGCCAATTTTTCAGAAGTCAGTTGGTCTATCTTTTCTTGACAATGACGGGCTTCCATTGCATCAAGTTTTGCAAGGATTGCCTGATTGTTGGCAGTTGCTCCATCTCTCAAAGCTAAAGTATTTGCATTCATTGTGTTCTGCAAAGTATTAGTTTGATTCATTGTAGCAATCTGATTTTCGTATCCCTGCGTAGTAATAGCGTTCTGTGTCTTGCAGCAACAATCAGATATTGCTTGAGCAATCTGGCAGTTACCTGCTTGGATGCTATTGATAATCTGTTGGCTAGACATTCCCAATTGGCTGCCAACACCTTGAATTTGTGTCATAACGCCATTAATAGACTGTTGAATTTGTCCAACTGAACAATTCAAATTGGTAGCTAAAGTATTAATAGCTTGACCATTTCCCTGAATAGCACTCATTAGTAATTCCCTTCCTGCATCATTGTTAATCAAATTTGGAACACCAGCGAATCCATATCCGCCGCCATTACCACCATCGTTACCACCATTGTTACCCCAACCATTGCGACCGAACAGAGGGAAAAGGAAGAATAAGAAGATAATCCACATAAACCATGAACCATCTCCACCAAATCCATTACCATTACCCTTGCTGTTCAAAGCCATCAACAAGTTAGGGTCAATACCCTTTTGCTGCAAAAGTGGAGCAAGCATAGCCATCATACCACTTCCGCTTCCACTCCCTGTTTCGGGAGTATAAACAACTGTCTTTGATTCCATAAAATTACATTTAATATAGCTCGACATTGAACTATGCTTAAATGAGCGAATTTTATCCGAATAATACTAGCCAGTTTATTACGGTTGTAACAAATTGAATACCAATGATATTTAAAATATCCTTGAATACATTTTGATAATAGTTAATGTTTTCATACATTTGTGAAAACTTTATTTCACTCATGGAGTTAGACGAAAAACAAAGAGAATTAATTGATAATATAGAATATGAAGTAGCTAAATACTTTGGAGTTACGCAACAAGATATTATCAATAAGCAGACAAGAGAAAGTGTAAGCAATGCTAGATATTTCATCTTTTATATCTTGCATTTCAAATTAGGAATGACTCCTAGAGCAATTGCTAGAGAATATTTCTATAATCCTAGATCTGTAAAAATGGGATATGCCAAGATTAAGCATAGACTCAAATACTATGCCTACTACAGTAATATATTAGAAGAGTTAATGGAAAAAATAAAACCGTTTTTGCCCAATCATTAGAGCAAAAACGGTTCATAAGAAATCCTGAAAACAAACTTAAATCAAAGCTTTTACAGCCAATCCTCCTAGCGGATGATTTCCTCCTGCAGTTACTACACTATTCAAAACATCATAGATGTTTCTGAGTATTGCAGTTTGTGCTACAAGTTCTCCATACATCGGATTAAGTTTTGGATCAACGCTTGTAAATGCCAAATATAAATTTTTCAATTGCAAATTACTATCTGCAGTGAAGAATCTTATTGAATTCAATAACGCCTCAACGATCTGTGCCGTTTCTTCTGTTACTGATTGTATTCCTTTTTGAAGACCACTAAGTTCAGTGTCTCCGGTGGATGGGAGTTTAAAACTATCTGAAATGGATTTCCAAAATTCATTAAGTAAAGGCATAGTCTTATTAATCTCTTCTCTTAACTTATCCAATTCTTCATCTGTCAGATTGCTTCCACTTGCTAAGAAACCATCCATCATATCCATAATTGGTTTTAGAAATTTTTCAGTTCCCTTTAACATCAATTGTTTAGCGATGACATTATTTATATATTCATCCCATTTATCAGTTAATGCAGAAAGTCCATCTCCAGTTTCCCGATATGCATCTAACCATGCATCTGCAAAATCTTGCGCTGCTGATTTGATATTTTGTTCAGATCCGAACCCTCCTAATTCTTCAGTCTGTTTGTTTCTGAGATTAGCCTGTTCTTCCCGAAGATCTTCAATAGTATTTCTCCATTCCTTAATTCGATCATTATCTGTTTTTTTCTTGTCTTCTTCGGCAGCAATCATTCTCTCATAACTTTGAATTTGTTGTTCAATATTACGTTGAGCATTCTCGTTGCTAGCATTTAGAGTGTCGATTGCATAAGCCTTTTCAATATCTTTTCCTAACTTTTCGTAAGCTCTTTGCAGATCTTCTACAGCTTTTATTTCTTTTTGTATCGTCTGCTCTCTTCTTGCGTCATGTTGCTTATTTAAAGTAGTAAAGACAGTTGTAATAGAACCAATAGCGTCAGCTACAGCTCCGGCAATATTACCACTTTTAAAGTTATTCCAAGAAGACATTACTCTTTCATTAACATTCCCAAGTAATTCTCCGGCTTGTTGAACTTCTCTCCATCCACCCACATTAGTATCAATTCCACGACTTTCAGCAAGTTCCTTGAATTGATTCATAAGATCGAGTGTTGCATTAATGGACTGATAAATTCCAGTAACGATTTTATCAACCATGCCCATTGCTGAACCAAGTCCACCGGATACTTTCCCGATTTGCCCTGAGATATTGCTTAATTTCCCTTGAGAAATGTTTAATTGATTATTAGTATCCCCCAAATTAGAATTAGCTAATTGAAACTCTTCATTTGCAGCAGCTAACTCATCTTTATAACCGGGCTGAAGAAAATCTCCTGACTCTCCTGCTTCCTGTATTTCTTTTAATCTTTGAGTAGCATCTGCAACTTCTTTAATTCTTTCTGCTTGTTCTACAATAAGCTGATTCTGTCTTTCTTTTTCTGCTTGATATTCCTTTTCTAAATTAACTAATTGACGATATTCAGCAAAAGCATTTTTAGCGAAGGGAGATTTATTCTTTTGAATTTGATCCTGTATCTTAGCAATAGCGTCAGAATAAACTTTTAAATCAGTTGCATTTAGACTTCCTGCTGATTCTGAGATAAATTGCTGCATTTTTTGAATCAATGCTTCTAATTCTGTCGTAGTATAAGCAGAAAGATCGCCCATTGCCTGTAAATATTCCGGTGTTTGTTTAAACTTCTCAAGATTCAGTTTGCTAACTTCTTTGTTTACTTTATCTGTCACATTCTTAACAATAGTAACATATTGATCTGCATTAAGCTGATCTTTATTAAACATGTCAGTTGCAAGGTTAATTTCCAACCCTCCTGATTTTTGAACCTGCTTGATTTTATCGACAGAATTTGCTAAGTATTCAACAAAATTATTTAATCGTTTACGTGTCTCCTCTTTATCTTTATCAGTAATCTTTTTCTGAATATTAAAATAAGAATCAAGTTGTTTTTGTCCTAAAGAAGCAGGATCAGGATAAACTTCTTCTAATTTCTTTCTGATTTTGTCAAGAGTTGTTGGAGCAATGTCAAACATTTTAGCCACAGCATCCATGTCTAATCCTTTGTTTTCCAATGATATGTATAATTCATAGTCATTAAACATAGAATCAAACTGCCTTTCAATATCTTTTATACCTTCTACGGTAGCTGTTACTGTAGCCGTAGCTCTAAGTTCTGAAGAATATTGATCATATGCCTGTCTAATAGAAAGAGCAATTTTCTCTCCTAATGTCTGACCTATTGAGTCTGCTTCATTAGCAATTGACATTTTATCAAATCCAATACTTGTAATAGGTTTTTTAAAAAGATTACTGAATGTATCCCCAAATGTCTTTTGAAGTGTCTTAGTTGCCTCCATCTCTCCTTGAGTCTGACGAAGTTTCTCATACTGAGATTGCAATTGCTTTAACAGTGAGAGTTGAGCTTTAAGTCTTCTTTCTTCTGCGGACTCAGATTTTCTATCGGCTTTTTTATCAATGTAACCAAAAAGTAAAGCAATCTGTTTTTGTTCTTCTCCGGCTGCTTTTGCTAATCTCACTGCTTCTTCTTTTACTTTAGCAATATGAGGCGTAAGATTTACAATAGATTTTTCATTTTCTTTAGCTGCATCAATTAATGCTTGTCCTGCTTTGTAAATCTTATCTCTATATTCTTCTACAGTTGTTTCATCAGTAACAACAGGTAATTTTAAAGCGGTTTTATCTTTAAAATCTTTCTTGTTGTTATATTTATTTACAACTTCAGCTAATGCTTTTTGTTTTTCATCTAATTCCTTTTCTACTTTCTTTTCATCATAATTAATTTCAATATTAAAATCTTGTTTGATTCTATTTTTTAAAAAAGAACGGGCAAATACGCTTTCAGCACCTGCGGATGATTTAATAAATACTGCCATTCTTTTCATTAAATCTTGCTGTTGCTCTTTTGTAAGCTGTTTGAATTCATTAAGAGTTATATTAGCTTCTTTCAAGGCATTATCTCTTAGTAACTCGTAAGAATCGTTCATTGCTGCAAGCTGAGTTTTTCTATTTTTATTAGCCTCTTCTAAATCATCTAATGATTTTGTTGCACTTGTTCTAAGATTATTTAGCATTCTATTTGAATTAGAATTATGAGTAGCTAAACTCCTAGCATAATTTATTAGCAATTTAGTTTTTTCTTCAATACTTGAATTACTGTTAATAATTGAATTAAGTCCATCTTTAAAACTATTAGGAATATCATTCCCTGTTTTTAAAATAAACTGCATTTCACTTACTAATGAGTTATAGTCAACCGTTAAGTTTTTTATAGCTTTATTTTGTTCATCCAAAGAACGTGTGTAGGAATCAGCTTGTTCTTTGAAACTTTCCCCAAATAACGGCACTCCGGCTTGCATTAATTTATTTAACGTAAGCGTTCTATCTAACTCTTCATTATACTTTTTCTGTTCGTTGGCTAATGATTTTATTCCATCCTTGTTTTGAATAACTTTAGCATAGACCTCCGGATATTGAATTTTTAATTGATTCAGCAATTTGTCAGTTTTCTCTCGTTCTGTATTTGCTTTATTCTCAGCTTCTGCATATTCATCTGTACCCTTCTTGGTGTTTTTTAGAGCTTCTTCTGCTTTTTCCTGAGTATTAATTTGTTGTTGAACACTTTTTGTTAGAGATTCAAGTTTTTCTTTTTGAGTAGTTAATTGATTATTTAAAATATCATATGTAGCTCTTGTCCGATCTAATTTATCAGTTAAATCTTTTACATAATAAACTGTTCCGGCTATAACTGTAGCTAAAACAACCCACGGATTGGCTTTTAAAAAGAGTGTAACACCTTTCAATGCCTGCCAAGTTTTTCCTAAAGCTGCTGCCAACCCTCCTTGTTCAACAGTAGCTGCTATTGTAGATGCTGCGAATCCGCCATTAGCTGTTGTTGCTATAGCTATTTTTGCAGCATATGTAATAAAACCAATAGATGCGGCATTTAATGCTATACCAAAATATCTCCAATTAGCAACAATCTCATTAATAATATTTATAAATCCTTTTAGTACACCATCATTTGCTTTACCGATTTCATTAAACATTACATCAAAATTATCCTTCAAATTGGATATCATTCCGGCTAGAGTTTCCGCTTGGATTTCCTGCATATTATAGAATATACCTCCGGCAGATGTTATTCGTTGAAATACCTTCTCTACATCTCCAAAAGCAACCATTCTTTTAGTAATTCTAGATTGCACTTCTCCCACTGACACCATACGACCTTCAAGTTCTGTATAGATATCAGCTAGCTCTCCAAGAATATTAACTCCGGCTTCAGTAAATTGACGTACTTCACTAGCTCTCAAGTAATTAGCAGCTTTTACCTGTCCATAAGCAAGTATAAGACGTCCCATGTCAACACCAAGTCCGGCTGATACATCAGCAAGCATTTTTGTCGTATCATAGAGCTTATCAGATTCAATACGATAAGCAGCTAACTGCTTGGTGTAGGTGACTAATTCCTTTACTTGGAATGGAGATTTAACAGCTAATGCTACAGTTTTTTCAAATAATGCATTAGCCTCATCTTTATTTTGAAGAATTGCCTGTAAAGCTCTTTGTTGTAACTCAAACTCTCCACGAACTTCAATTAGTTTTTCAACATATCCCGTAATAGCAGAAACACTGAATAATAATGCAACTTTACGTGTAAGCTGATCTGTTGTATTAAGAACACTGGATTGTTCCTTTTTCAGCTTATTCATACTGTTTGCAGCATCAACATTTGCTTTTTTTAATCGGTCTGTTTCAGAAGCTATTTTGGATAATTCCACAGTATAATCTTTCCCTGTACGAGTAAGAGAACGTTGTGCATTTGCCAATGCTTCAATTTTTCTTGCTCTTTGAACAATGGTTACTTCGCTTCTATTTAGTGCTCGTGCATATTCTTCTTCTGCTTTTGCAGCAGCTTGGCTAGCCTTATTATTAATAGAATCATCTCGTTTTTTCTGCGCAATAGCGGCTTTATCTAATGCAGTAAAAACTTTATTGGCAGCAACAGCTAATTGATCTTCAGCCTTAACTTGTCTCTGAATTGCTGATTGCCCATCTCTAAACGAACGATTCAATTGTTCCATTTCTGCCTTTTGCTTTTGGGCAGCAAGAGATGTTCCATTTATATTATCAAGATAATTTTTCCAATATATTTCATTTTGTTTTAATTCTGCCCGTTGAAGTTCTAATACTCTTATCTGAGCTTCAATTTCCGGAATTACCGTATTAGCAGTGTTCCCTAAAGTTAATGTATCTTTAGGAATAACTCCACTAATTTTAGCAGCAGCTAATTTCTGAGAAGCAGTTGTGGCATCTTCTAGATACTTCTTCATTGTATCTAGTTTCTTATTGACATTATCGATTGGCGAATCTGCTACTTTATCTAATTGAGTAGATACCTTTGCTATATTATTAGCTAACCTCTCGTAATTGTTGCTTGACTCTTTAGGAATAATATTCTGCATCCCTGCTTTTGCTTGTTTTAATCTTTCGATAAATGGATCAACTCCACTTGCCATTTGAGCAAAAGCCTCTTTAACAGCCTTCTGAGTTTTCTCACTTGTCTCAGCAATCTGTTCTATCTTTTCGTCTGCCGTATTGAGTTTCTTTAAAACTTCTTCCGGTATTTCTAATATATATCCGTCTGCCATTTTTCTTCTTATTGAGGTAATACAGGTATTCCAAAGTCATTAAACAGTTGCATTGGATTGTCAATATGCACTGCATTTCTTCTTTTTTTCTCTTCTTCTGATAGATAAATGATGTGGGTTGAATCATATTTAGCTAGCAGAATTTGTGGTACTGTCAATTCCCACATATATTGTTGAACCGTTACAGATGGAAATGTTTTTAAGAAGTCAAACATTTCACCATAAGATGTTCTAGCTATTATTATTTCTGTTCGGTCGTCTTCATTTTTCTCTCCAAGACTATCATCCTGAACGTCTGTATCGAGTTGATAATCGAAAAAAAAACATCCACATTTATCAGATTTAAAACTTCAAACAGAAGTTGCCCCCAATCTCTAGATTCACATTCCCACAGTAAGACATCTATAAATCTCTCTAGATTTTCTTCAATTGCCTTTTTATCATTGAGAATAGCTAATGCAAGAATTTTACATACAACAGGAAACTCTTGCGATAATCCTTGCAATATATCTCCAAAAGTAGCTTTTTCTATCTTATTAATTTTAGTGGCTTCTTCCGCTATCTTCCATTGCGTTCCCGGTTTTAAAGCAGTTATTTCAAACTCTGTATTTTGCAATTTTACTAAAGTCGGGCTATTCGTCATGATTTTGACAAGTCGCTCCATTGCTTCATCTGATACAGGATCTCTAAATGTTTTTCTTTTTATCTCTTCCATAACTTATTATTAAAAAAGGGAAGGAGTCTAACTCTCCCTCCCTTTTTATTTTACAATACTGTTCCTGTTTTAACTTTTTTACTAGAACTAGAATCTCCGTTTATACTTCTTAGGGAATTAGTCGGAGAAGCTGATTCCCTTACGCTCCCCCCTGTGCTGCAGTTTCAACATAGAACGGAGTCATGTCAGAACCTGTTCCAACTTCTCCTGCGTAACAAGTACCACTGATTTCACCCTGAACGATACCTGTTTTCAAGGTAGAAGCAGTAATTTTAGGACTAAGCTTTACACGTGGACAAACCAGTGCACCAAGTTCACCAAATACTACACGTACTTTTGCCCACTTAGGAGAATAAGTATTAGGTGCACAATACGCATCCCTTCCTTCCACGGTCACTTTCTTAAATCCGAAAAGCCCAGTCAAAATATCATCCTGAATGTCGCCACTGGTTGTAGCAAAGGTATATCGACCCAAAACTACGTTTTCGAACAGAGGCTCATCCGATACTTCATTGTCTGTCGCATTGATAGTATTATCATCTTGCGTGATAGATGTACTATCAGCTACAATTTTAGTCAAGTCATAAACGTTACTACCGGGAGTCAATCCTTCACTGTCGGTAAAAGGAGTAATTTCTACTTTTGTTACTCCACCCAAAATAATGGGTTTTGTTAAATCTATAGCCATATTAATAAGTTATTTAATTAAATAATTGTTGTATGTATTCTCACTATGTTAACATGCATATTTTTAGTTGAATCATAATCGGTACGAGTTTCTTCACGAAATAGGCGATAATGCAAATTAGTTTCTTGTTGCTCTTGAATTATTTCATCCAATCTGTTTTCCATTCTTGACATCACGGCAACATTCTTCTTCCCATTAGCCATTGGTTTTGCATACAGCCAAATCTCAACATATCCTTCATTTACGGCTCCCTTATTTTTTATTCCATTATCACATGAAATAACCGCCATATCTTTCCAGTCATCCGGTCTGTTAGGCGGAAGGGTAGAAGGATATACATTTTCTGAAATATCTCCATCTAAGATAGAGTTATAAAATGTTTCTATTGATGATATAGTAGTGTATGCTGAACTCATATTATAACGGGCTTACTTCATCACGTTGAATTTTTAAAATTTTCACGTTATCACTAATTTTTCTTGCTAACTCTTTCAAGTCATCGCCTACCGTAAATATAACTTTATATTTATGTCTTAACGGATCTTGTCCGGCTTCCAATATTCCTCCATAAAACATGGTTACTACAACTACTAATTGCATCCCATTGCTTTGAGGTCTAAAGGTTCCCAAAAATTCTTCTACAGATCTTCTACCAGTTATATATTCATGCTGATATGGATCATATTTGGCTGTAGTAGCCATTTTAGTAAAAAACCTTTTTGTACCCGGATATAATTCTCTTTTATAAAAAACAGCACTTCCGTAACTATCATGGAGATTCTGAGTTTTAGTTTTATCATAATCAGCTTGTATATAAGCACTTTCGATCAGCCTTTGACCATCGTCTGCTAATTTCATAGCTAATTTATTTATAAAACTATACTGAGCCATTTAAATTACTTGATGTATTATCTGTTAAATATACAGCACAACCTGAAAGTTGTGTTGGAAAAAGTCCAATAACCATTCCATCTACACGCATTCCATACATATTCCCTCTGAATAAGACACCTCTTGTGATTTTGATTCCTACAGATTTATCAAAAGGGAAATAAACATTGAAAGATGCTTTAATGCTATTACCAGAATCACTTTTCTGTGCCTCCTGAATATCGCATTTAGTCTTTAGCAATATTAAATCTTCTTCCTTCTGTTGGTCTAATGGTTTGCTTTCATCTATCCAAGTAGTATAGAATTCTCCATCATAAGGATATTCTTCTGTTTCGTGCCTGTCTATGATCATCAGTCGTATTCGTTAATCCATGAAACTCCTCCGCTTGAGACAAGCTCTAACTTGTCATCATCATACTTCTTATATAATCCAATCATGAGATTATAAATATCTGTTTTCGTATCATATCTTTGACTCCCAATCGTTTTCGTGTATGCTCCGTGTTGGTTCGTCTGACTTGCTGTATAGTTAGGAGATGTATATATAACAAATAATAAATCAGCCAATAACAGGTCTTTCTGTTTTTGAGTTAATGATTTAAAATCAGTAATATCACTTACATCTCTCTCCATTGCGATACGGGTTAGAACCGCCTTGTCAAAGACAAAGGCGGTCAAACCTTCTAGATATGTTATAATGTCAAATTGAGCCATATTAAGAATCTGCTACGGTTGTATCAACAATGACATGATATAAGAATTCGGTCAATGCAGGAGTAGCACTCATCATCAAACGAGTTTCCCATGATTTATATTGACCATCAGCCATCGTAAAATTAGCCAAACGTGAGAATCCATCAATGTTTGCAAATACGGAGTCAATTACTTTATTTCCATATTTATTTGCTAACTTTTCGTCAAGAATAGAAGTATGCATGATCAATCCGGCATCTCCTGCGGGGCGCAATACAGCTACTTTCTTGTCCCAACCATGTACCATCTCATCACCTGCCCAATTTGAGTTTTTCTCTTTTTCTACTACAATATCGATAGGAGAAAGACCGTCATATGCTTTTACGGCAGCATTAAACATATCATCAAGAATAATAGCGATATCCGGAGCCGCAACAGGACTATTAGTGTTTAAGTTGCGTAAATATCCTACCCATTCCTTGACTTGTGCATTTTTCAAAAATACATCCTGATACATTTTCTTTGTAATCTGCCATTTCATAGCACCAGTGTATCCTGTTCTATCACGGAATTTCTTCTCTATAATAACCATTTGGTCAAACAACTTGGCATCCTGGGCAGTCCAAACTTTAGCTCCTGCTTTTTCAAAGTTTTCTTCGGGGATTTCAGCCTTCTGTTGAGGCCCAGTAATACCCATTCCTGCGGTGTAGACAATTTTACCTGTGGAAATTAACTGTGCAGAAAGATGGTTCAATGTTTGATCTTTCTGATCAATCAAGAACTGAACATCCTTTGTCCACTCACGTATAATATCAGCATCACTTCCAAATTCTGCAAATTTATCTTCTTTATACTGACGCTCCATAGCGGTTTCAGCAATAGCTCTTGAAATAAAATCAGGAATACTTCCAGTATAGAAAGAAAGACCTTGTTTATTAAATGGATGAGCATCACCAAGAGGAGCACGCCAGTCCATCAAAGGAGCACTCGTTGTTTGTCTCTGATTAACCTTATATGTCGCAGTCCCATCTGCTGCAGTAGGAGTTGCGTTCGGGTTTACAGAGAACTGACTTCTCCACCAATTATAGTTAATGTCGATCAATCCCGAATCATCAATGACTGATTGCAAAAGTTGACGACCATCTCCACTTCTAAAAAGAGCAGCATAACGACTGCTATCAAAATCAAATCTCATAGTTTCTCCTTTCTTTAGATTTCAAACCAACCGTCAACATTTGACTTATTTAATTTTTTAACGACTTCCGGAGTAGGTGACATTAATATTTCGTACATCAATGCATGAAGAGTTGGAGTAAGATAATATCTTGCACCATCAAAATCTTCATCATTTTCAGCCGGAGCATATTTAAAGTCATAGTCGCACGGCAACACTGCATTCGGATTCTGTACTAGCATTTTAGCATCTGTGCCATCTTTATCTCCTTCAACGAGGATATCTCCTGCTGTCAAAGTTCCGATATCTGCGCTAAAAGTAAGCTTCCAAACGTCAGCATTACTGTTAGTCGTTTTCTCTACAGCAACAACAGTGTAAGCCGTTCCTGCAGTAGCAAATTCAGCCGGAGCTTTCATCAAAACATCACCAATTGAAGGCTGATGTCTGAATCCATCTCTTTTAATAAAAACAGTTGTTGCTGACGAAGCAGCCTGTACTTCAAATGTTTTTAGCAAAATAACTTCTGCCTGCTTATGTTTATTGGCTTTTCCGTTACCATTCCATCGATATTCCACCAAATCTCCTGCGTACATTTTACCCATTCTTTTAAATGGATTTTTTACAAGTCCACCTGTAGTTGGGAATACCTGATGATTTTTGATATCTACGATAGGAACAAAGACTTCTCTCGTCCCACCGATCTGACCTCGCATTTGGTTCGTAACTCTACCATAGTAGACCGCACCATAGGTATTTAAAAGATCGTTTTCCATCTTATTCTTTTTTGGGTTTTAAATCATTCCACATATATTTCATCTCAGTAGACTTTGTCGAAGGACTAAGAGGAGTAACAACATCAGGAATTTCAGCACGATTCAAATTGTAAAACTCTAGTGCAGATTTTGCTTTTTCTTGCACATCAAGATCTTCCGTAATGCTCGTTTCAGCTAAATATTTATTAATCCATTTATCATCTTTGATGCCTTTTTCTTTCATCGCTGACTTTAAACTGTTTTTAATACTAGCTAATTGCTTTTCCTTTTTATCTGCTAACACCTGTTTTTCAAGTTCTGCAAGTTTGTTTTGCATTTCGATATAGGCTTCATCTGTTTTTGCATCTGCGCCTTTACCTTTTCCCTTGTCATCCTGCGGCTTATAAGCTTTGACGAATTCTGCATAATCATGCTCCATGTTTGAATTTGTCTCCTGAAAAGCAGGGAACACCTTCGACACAAAATCATCTAATTCAGATTCATCATTTGTCAATAATGGAATTAGGGCTTCTAATTGCTTATTGATTGTTCTTTCTGACATGCGTAGGGTTTTCCCACCTTGTGTCAATTTCCCTTTGAGGTTTTCAAAGGCTTGTTGTTGAGTAAACTTCATAAGTCTATTAAGATTGAATTAATAATCGCATACAAAATAAAAGCATTATTCTATTGAAAAAGAGTGAAGAGTACAACAAAACATTCACTGGTGAACGTTTTTATTCCGAGGCTAAATATTCATAGAATATATAATACTATTTTTGCATGTAAATATTGCACCTCATGTCAGAAAACAGCGAAAATAAACTTAAAATAATACGTCCGCAAAAAGGCTTCCAAGAAAAATTCGTTCGAAGTAACGTAGATTTTGTTGTAGGTGGAGCCGCTATGGGGGTTGGCAAATCTTTCGCTGCATTACTGATGGCGGCAGAACCTTCTCTTGACCCTAATTTTCGTATGGTTTTTATTCGTAAGAATATACAAGATACAAAAGTAGGTGGTGGTGGTGTTGATGAGATTGAAAAGATTTATGGAGATGCTGTAAAGGTCAAACGGTCGGAAAATCCTCGTGCTACATTTAAGAATGGAGCTTTTGTCGATTTTACTCACATGGATAATGAAAATCCCGAAGACGTTCTAGAACGTGTAAAAGGATGGCAATATGGGGTTATTTATTTTGATGAAGGAACAGGATTTGAATGGAGTACAATTCGATTGGCTTTTTCTCGTAATCGTAGTTCCGGGAAATGGAATGGCAAGATCAGAATTACCTGTAATCCTAAAAAGAATCATTGGCTTAGAATTTGGCTTGATTGGTATATTGATCCTATAACTGGTTATCCAATTCCGGAAAGAGATGGAGTTGTTAGATACTTTTATATTAAAGGAGACAATATAAAAGATGTAGCATTTGGAGATACTCCGGAAGAAGTTTACGAACAATGTAAACATCAAATTGATGGGCATCTTAAAAAATTGAATGCTAGAGGAGGAAAGTTTACTTATAAGGATTTCATTAAGACTACTACTTTCTATGGCGGTTCACTGGATATGAACGAGGAACTGCTTAAGACTAATCCGGGATATGTGGCAAGCGTTGCTGCAATGGGCGAAAAACAAGCATTAGCCAATCTTGCAGGAAACTGGAATGTAGATATTTTAGATGAATCTGAATCACCTATTCCAAGTTGGGCTGCACGTGAATGCTTAATGGCTGATCCACAAGTGAACGGAAATAAATGGATTACGGCAGACTTAGCTGATTATGGAACTGATAATTTTATTGCGTTAGTATGGGATGGATTACACATATATGATATGCTAGTATTAGGAAAGACTACTCCTGCCCAAAATGCTAATCAATTGAAATTACTCGCAGCTAAACATGACATACCGGATTCTCATATTGTATTTGACGGTACAAACGGAAGATACATATTAGATTATATACCCGATGCAATTCCTTTCATCTCATCTTATCCTCCTGTTGGATTATATGCGAGAGCAGCAGCTAATAGAAAGGATGAAGCATATCTCAGATTAAAATTTCTTATCACTGAACGAAAAATATCATTTTCTAATGATGTAGCCAATCGTAAATATTATCACGCAAAATTGAAAACGGAAGTCTTAATAGAGACTGAATTTATTGAAGAATGTTCCGTTGTTCGTTTTCAAGAACAGCCGGGTGGCAAAAAAAGATTGGCAACTAAAAAAGAAATGAATCAGATGCTTGGCAAAGGACGATCAATGGATTTACTTGACGCTATAGCAATGAGAATGTTCCCGTTAGCTGAATATCAATATGGGACAGAACTTGAAAAAACGGCAATAGATCAGCGAGATGAAATTGAATGTGATTCAAATGAGAGTGTTTATGAAGATTCTTTTTGGGCTTAAAATATAAATCATGGAAGCAAAGGATTTAAAAAAAATAATAGAGGATTGCGCTAAGATGAAGTACGAAATAACTGTTAGAGATATTTCGTATATCGTTTTATTTAATGAATATAACAGTTCTACAATTGCCTATAAATCCATTTTTGGGGACGGAGAAGAAGATGTGATTTCAAAATATCATAAGTCAAAAACAATAAAGTTTCTCAAAACATATATTGATGCTAATTTTAAAAATAAGAAGCAAACCAAAAATGTAGATGAAGAAGACATTCAGGCTGAATATGAAGATATCACATTTGAAGAAAACAAAGAAGCTATGGTACGTCTATTGGCAAAAATACCGGAAGCTATCAAAAATGGAATGTCTATAAAAGATGCATTAAAATTAGAAGCGGATGTTCGTACTAGACTTAACGACAAATTCTCTGTTGCTGAAAAAGTAGAACAGCAATATATAATTGTAGAACAAAAATATAATGATATTTGCCCATATTGTCGGCATGAAATTGCCGTCCCAACTAAAGAGGTTTTAATGCAGAAGTATAATTTAATTGAAAATCCAAATAAGAATGCCTGATTATAAAGAACAAATAAAGCAACTTCTTTCAGAACCGGAAAGATTATTAAGAAAGAAGCCTTTTTTTAGAGGATATGACATGAATTCATGTGCTCGTTTATATCCAACTAAAGTTGATATAAATGAGACTGTTAAAGTTGAACTTCCGGCTATAAAGAAAAGAGTGATTCATCAAAGCGAGTTTCTAAAAGAACTAGAGCCACTAAATCACCGTGTTCTATACGATCAAAATGTGCCTTCTATTACTATGAAGCTAGACAAAGAACAAGGTGGAGGATTTGTCGAGATCAAATATCAGAAGATGGCTGTCCCATTCCAAAAAAATATAAAAGACAAACAGGTACAGCATCTGTGTGGGAATAAAATGGAATTTACAATAGTTGACGAAAACCCGACAGATCAACAACAACAGGATTTTATTACATTTAAACAATATTGGGATCTGAGGAACCAAGATGGAATGAAAAGAAAGTTAGCAGATGCACAATTATCTGTTGGAGATGCCGGATTGTTATACTACTTTGACCAAGACAAACAAATCAAATCTAGGCTCATATCTTACATGGATGGTTTTGTTTTGATTCCACATAATGATGAAAATGGGGATCGCATCATGGAGGCTGTTTATTATCCCAAAGATGATGTTGAGTATATTGATTGTTATGATAAAGAAAACTTATATCGTTTTATCCGTGATGATTATGCTGTAGATACTAATAAATATGGATGGAGATTAGTCGAGACTAAATCTCATGGATTCTCTGAAATTCCTCTTGTAACAAAAAGAGGCGATGTCGCATGGAATGACGGACAAAGCGTTATTGAATCTTACGAAATTTTATATAATATTTTTAATGTTATTCAAAAAAGACATGGATGGGGGATTCTGTATATTAAAGGTCGCTTTGATGAAACAGGGAAGAAAATAGCCGGATCTGTTATTCTTAATGACAAAACGGCAGGAACTGATGCTTCAGGTAATGATGCCAAGTTCTTGACACCTCCTTCTCCGCAGGGAACGATTGACACATTACAGTTGATGGAAGAAACAATACAGAAAGCTACAAGTACAACTTTCTTGCTTCCTAAAGATGTTAAAATGACTGGAGATATTTCCGGCATTGCTATTATGCTTACTCAATCAATGGACATTGAAAAGGGGTTGGAACATGCTGCTGAATATCAGAATGTTGCAGATAAAATGTGCCGTTTGTTTAAAGAGGGATTGGCTAAAGAACTTGTGTATAAAAAGATTCAGCCCACTGCAATTACTGATTTTGAAAATCTAAAAATTAATGCTAAATTTGTGGTTTGGAGACCTCAGTCTGAAACTGATTTAGTACAGAGATTGGCTACTGGAATTAGTAATGGTATGATATCTAAGGACACAGCTATAGAAAAGAATCCTGATTCTAAACCGGATGAAAAAGCAAGATTGGAAAAGCAAAAAGAAAAAGAGATTGCAGATCAAGAACGGCAATTAGAAATAACATCAAAATATAGTAACAAAAAATAATGATAAGGAGGAATAATTATGTATCAGAACATTATAACAAAAGTAACAGAAATAAAAGAAGCGACTTTAGTAGATGATATTCATCCATTTTACGTATTTTTATTTTCCAAAGAAGGGGAATCTAATACTGCAATTGTAAATGGGTTGCCTACATATCAGAAAGAAATGACTGATCTTCCACTTACGTCAATGATGTGGAATCCTATCGCTTTAATTAAAATCAATGTAACAAGTGAGCTTCTAACTGATTATAGAATCTTTATTGGTTATATCGAATGAGTGGAGGAGCTAAAGGAATAGGGCTAGGTATTGACTTCGCTATAGGAAATCAATACAAGCGTAAAGGTGGTAAATCATATATTGATCCGGCTGTCCTATCTAGCGTTGTTTCAGTAATTTCCACCTATGGTAAGACGAATGAAGATGCAGACCGAAGTATTCTAAAAGATAAGACCGGGAAAGGTAATGATTTTAAATTACTGAACTTCGGATTTGCGGGGAATAGTGGGTATGGGCTGTATAGTACTGATTTTACTAAATGGACTAAAAGACAAATAAATGATTTAGAAGTATCTCCAAATAAAATATCAGTAAGCAATAAAGATAGTGAAACAGGATTAGTAATATGGTTGGATGTAAACAAGAATAGATATGTGATTCCATCTTATAAAATAAAAGTTAGTAAATTAACAAAAACTATAACTTATTATTACATAGACGAAGCAAATCCAAGTATTAGAAGTACTTTTTCTATTAATAAAGAAGGAACATACATACTACCTATTTCACGAAACGATTTATATAATGGGGAAGAAAATACTAATATAGGTTTTGGAATATTCCCTCATGAATCTTTCACTATCGAGCAACTCCCCGACTTCGAAGGCTGGCTATGTACAGACGGAGTAGACGACATAATCGAGTCCGTCAAGCCCGTCTCTGAGATGTTGGAGGGTAGCAATGAGATTACGGTGGTGAGTATTATTCATCAGATATCACAGATACCCGGAAGTGAAGTTAATAAAGGACTAAATAATCAAATCTCTTATTATGATTCTCCTACTACTAGAGGTTATCTTAGAAATAACGTCAAAGATGTTGGGAAAACAGGTATATATGGTTATACTTTTAACGGTACGGCTCACTCGGTCATAAACAACATACTGGGAGATAAGGGCGATTATATTGCCGTTAGAAATAACGAGGGTATTGCTCTTAACGGAGTATTTTCGGTCTGTGGTTATAAGAACTATTACGGAGAGTTAAAAGAGTTATCTAGCATTGCCTACGCAGGTGGCTTTATCGCCAACAAAGTCCTAACCACCGACGAAATTAACCAAATTATCGCCTACTTCAACTTGGATCGTCCGGGACAGATCATTAAGCCTCAGTTATACTGCAATGTCAAGAAGCAGGGTATCACTAACGACAACCACGCTGAATTTAACGATCAGTTGATTGACTTTGTAGGAGGTCGCAATATCCAGTTGAATAATGTTGCATGGAAAGAAGAAAGTGGTATTGGTAAATATAATGTAGACTTTGATTCATGGATTCCCCAATTCAATATCGCTGATTCTGTACATACATCAAACAAACTTTGTGTTACTCGTATAAAGAATCCTCAGGCTATCTTATATACTAGAGCAAAAGTAAATAGTATGAAGGTAGAAGTGAAGGGAAGCCAATCTTTGGAATTGTTCTATCAATATGTAGATAAAGACGATAATATGATTCTTCTTAGTCTTCAAGGGGATGGCATTTATGACTTGCCTGCTAGTATTGCTTCTGCAAACAACTACTATACAGGATTTCGTGTTAGTAATTATACAGGAGAGTGTGATATAACTATCACTCAAATCCCAGAAAATCCCGACGCCTTACATCTAGACGGTATCTCCGACTTCGGCAAGGCTACCGGATTGCCTGTTTTGAAGGACTATACGGTAGTGGCGGATAGAAAGATATTGGGGAATAATGAAGGTGGTACTTTGTCTAAATCTTATTCCGCAGGCAATGGTGCTTTTATATTTGAAACTGGAAGTGTAATCTATTCGTTTGGTACTGGTACAAGTGGAAGCGGAGTTCAAAGTAAGAGAATGTTATCCTACCTCTCAAAATACATTTATAATGGTAATCCTGTCCAAGCAGGTGCAGGCATTGACAGTGATTCTATGTGGCTAGGAACGCTTAGAGACGGTGATCCTCGTTTCTCCAAGTTCGCATTATGGTCTCTCATGCTATTCTCATACACCCTTTCTGAGTTCCTCCTTGAACGCCAATTGAAGAAGTACAATGCAGGCACTTTGTATCCGGGTATGGTTGAGTTTAGACCGATTGTAAAGAGTAATATTGAATCATATACAATCTCATTTTATTTAATTGATAACCATGGGAATCAACTATCACTACTAGAGAATGGTAAGTACTACGACTTTAGTGATAAGAATAGATTGAGCTTAGTAAAAGGAGTTATTAAATTAGATAATGAATATATAGACAGTATATCAAGTGTTAAGGCAAATGGGATAAAAGTCGATATTAACGATGGTTCTTTTTACTTTCCGGTAACTAAGTCTCCTCAGAAAATAGATATTACCATAGATAGAAAAGAAGTGTTAAGCAATATTAAGAATTCAACATGGATTTCAAATGAACAATTAATTAAAAATAAATAAATAATTATGGAAATAATCAAAGACATAGCAGCTACGCAAGAAGTTGAATGGGGCACTCTAGCAGATGCAATTGATAGGAATTTTGATGAAGCATCTACAGGAATTCAAACAGTTGCGCAGAAGGTGGATCTTCTTGACATGGCTTCTCCAAACTATTGTGTGGGAGAATGGCAAAATGGAGAATTAAGTCCTACATCAGTTAATACAATTGGTGATACAAGTATACTTGACAAATGGGATTTCTATTTAATAGATACTACAGACAATACAGGTGAGACTAATCATCCTGTAGGAAAATTGAAAAGAAACAATCTTCTTCGATTTGTAGACGGTAGTTTTGCTCCTGTTATTGGAATTACAGAAGCTATGAGAGCCGAATGTGATGTTGAACTGTATTTAGATAATACCCAAACAAATAAATACTGTGATGCAGGGGCATTTGATGCAGAAGCATTCTATAATCAATATGGAATGACTCAGAAACTCTACAATGCGGCAGGTGAAGAGGTTCGTATTTTACGACCTTATGAGACTACTGAAACTAAATATACAATAGGTTTAGGAAGAGCAGATAAGATTTATCTATTAGATAACGTTGTCGGAAAAAGTGGGAAAAGATGGAAAGGGATATTTGCAAGTCCGACAACATGGGATGGAATAGATACAACTCTTTTTGGGCTTGATCCGACTGCCATATCTCCTTGTCCTGTATGCACTATTGGCAATAAGACACGTTCTTTCTTTTATGTATATGAAGGTGAATCTAATTGTAAATCTTCAAATGGCGCAAACAATCGTTGTACGATGTTTAGTAACGGAAGAACATATCCAAGAGTTAATGATATGAATCAACTCAACGACATGACATGGAGTCGTGCAAATAATGCAGATCCCGATGCACCTTATCCTTTTGCAGAAGGAGGATATCATGCGTTGAATACTTTCATCAATTGTTTGGAAATTCGTTATGGAACTAAATATCTACACAAGGAATCATTATTTTCCGGTGGTATTTGTTCTAATGATTCTGCAAGCGAAGCAGGATGGACAAAGACGGGAGGCATTCGTTACAAAAAGACGGCAGATAGCACATGGAAATACGCTAATTGGGATACGACTCCATCGGATATGTTCTATAATGCTAGTGGGGGTAAGACTAATATGAATGAATTCCTAAGTAATTATCATCCTAAAGAACAATGTATGGAGAGTCAAATGGCAGCATCGTTTGCCGTTGAGACTGGAGTGCAGGAAGGTGAAGAATTTGAATTCTATGGAGCTACCTATTATTACCGCAATATAGTGGGTGCAAAAGGATTAGCTGATGGAGAAATGAATGTAAAGGTATATAAGAAGATGTCTCAAACATTTAATGCATATGACGAGTTGGGTGCAGAAACATCTTTTGATGTAGAAGTAATCTTGCGTATGGCTTTATATGCAGGTGCTAATTTATCCGGTGATGTATTTGCTTACTGCGGAGGAGGATATGAACAGGTTGGAACATGTGTGAATGCTGCTTCAGCATCTGTTAACAATCCAGTTGATATTTATTTGGAACCGGATCAAAAAAAATGGTTGAAAGAAACAAGTGTAACTAAAACCAATCTTGGTACTTTTGATTTTGAAAAATCCTATATGAAATTAGGCAGTAGTACAAACTTGGGAGATAGTTACGCAAAAGAGCGAGAAAATTATGCTGCATGGAAGACTGCAAAAGGCGGTGGTCTGTCAACTGGAGAATGTTATTATGCTTGGGATAACAATTATTGGAGTAGTACAGCTATGCAGCGTGTTAGAATTGCGGCTCGGTTTCGTGGTAATGCTCATAGTCCTAATTGCTCGCCTCGTTTTTTGTATGCCTATTACGCTGCTTCTGCTACGTCTCGTACTTTTGCCGGGTTTGCCCAAGTTAGGATATCAGTAAACGCAGTTCCGATGCAATCGGAATAAAGGGGATGCAATCCCTGCAAATCCTATAGACATCTGATAAGTTATGCAATAGGACATAACCTCTAAAACAGATTGGATAGGTTGAAATAATGGATAAAGAGTTTTGCGGCTCGGTTTCGTGGTAATGCTAATAATACTAATTGCTCGCCTCGTAATTTGAATGCAAATAACGCTGCTTCTAATACGAATCGTAATATTGCCGGGTTTGCCCAAGAAGGTTCTTTTATTATCGTCAAACTCTTTATTCGTGTCTTGGAACGACAAATTATTATGAGACAATGTACTTGTGGATACATTTTGTATTTGAGAAGTACGGTAGTGGAAATAAACATTACCTTTTATGCCCAACTTGCTATAAAAATGAAAAATAGAATAGTTGACATATTTGATAATATTACAGAAAAGGATGTAAATCTTGCGATTGATCGTGCTATTCATAAACATATGAGTAAAAGAGAAGTCATATCCTTTTTAGAAAACAGACCGTCTAATTGCAAACAATTATATTCCGCATTAAAAGATGGATCATACATTAATATATTATCATATAAATATTTAGAAAAGACAAATAAAAATGGTAAAGACAGAGACATCAATAGTCCAACATTAGAAACTAGGATATACCAACATTTACTATTAAATTTGTTAGAACCTACATATTATCAGAAAGACAATAATTATGGTTTAAATTGCAAAAAGAAATCCGGTATAACTGCAACTGATAAAAAAAGATCTGTTGTACATAAGATGAAAAATATCTTTTATGATCGATTGGATTTAAGTTATTGTTTAGTGATAGATCAAAGGAAGTGCTACGAACATATTAAGGAGAAATATTTCAGGAAAGCTATAAAGAAAATAGTTGCTGATAAAAAACTGATAGATTTTGCCGTAAATGTATGTTTTGTAAATAATAAACTTCCGATTGGAACGCCAACTTCACCATTTGCTCATCATATCTTGATGTTATCTTTTGATTATTTTGCAAAGAGTTTAACAAAAGAATGTGTAAGATACGCTGATGATAACTTTTTAGCTTTTCATACTAAAGAGGAAGCTCAACAGGCTAAATGGAGAATCAAGAACTTTTGGTGGTATGAATTAGGGATGCGTGCTAAAAGACATACAGTTAAAATACAGCCATTATCTATTCCTTTAGATTTTTGTGGCTATAAGTATTATAGAAATAACAATTCAAAAACTTCTCATAATAAAGGATATACAAAAATTAGAAAAAGAGTAGCTGACGATGCCAAACGCTGCAATAATGATAGAAGTTGGGGATCTTACTTCGGATTATTAAAACATGCAGACACATGGTCATTAATGCGCAAAATAGAAAATAAAATGAGACTTACGGAACTTACTAACAAGATTGAGATTGATCGCAAAATGGATGCTAAGAATATCCTTCCTAAAGAATTACTAGGCGAGGTTATATCCATTTATGAATATGAGATTAGATATGATTCTAAAGGCAATGCCAATTGGATTAAATGTTTAATTGGTATGGATGAAAAGGATGAAGATGGAGAATCTACTGGGAGAACAATCGCAAGAGAATTTCATGGAAACTTTCAAGGGATCATACAATATATTATCTTGTGCGAAAAGGCTTTTGGAAAGAAACAATTATTACCTTTGGAAGATGTTGAGATTGAGAATCAATGTGGATACATATTCAAAGGAAGTACTAATCAATTAGAATATATAAGTAAAGATGAGAACAATTAATTATGTAGCTATTCCGGCTTTTGAATCGGAAGATATTAATAGAGATAAAACTGAATGGAAAAACGGTCAGTGTATTTCTATAGACGAAGGGAATTTTGTGACTTTATACATTGGTCATCATACTGAAGAAACGATAACTCTTGAGAATGGTTCTGAATATACTCCCATGAAAGCATTTCCTATTAGAGTCATGAAACCAGTAAACAGGGATATGGCTATTAACGCAGCAGAGATGGAAGCTTATTGCCTTAATTCTGCAATGGAAGTAGCTAGCTTTTCTGCTTCAATGGCTCGGAAACATCGTGAGAATCCAAAAGATCAGGAAGTAAAAGAGCATGATGCATTTATATCTTGGGTGAAAGAAGAATTAACAAAAATAGGATATTAACTTAAAAATTAACAATTATGAAATATATCGTATTTCCGGTAGAAAAATTAAATGAAGTACCACAGGGGATTCTTGATGAATTACATTTAGTTCCTCGTAAAAACAATAATGGGACTGAAGTGATAATGAAATTGAGTCATTATGAATTACTCTTTCCTGTTGCTGCATTACTTCCATTGACTGATGATGAGACTCCACTTGAGCCTGTGTATCCATATCCGGTATATGAAAATGAAGAATTATCAGCCTTATTGTCATCATCCGAATGGTCGGGAGAGGAGGTTATAGCTCCTGTTTTGGAAACTATATCACCTAAGACGTCTACGAGATCAACAAAGTCCAAGAAAACTACTGTATTATAAATTTATTTGTTATCTTTGTATACAATAACGAATAATATATTTCTGTATGGATTGGACAAACATATTAATGTTGATATTCGGTAGTGGTGGGGCTATTGCCGGAGTTTCGTCTTGGATTAAGACAAGACCGGAAAAGATATCTTATGAAATAAAGAATCTTCGGGAAGTTATAGATGAAGTGAAAGAAAATCGTGAAGAAGACAAAAAAGAGTATGAGAACAACAAACTAAAGTTGGAGAGAAGATTAGGGGAAATGGAAATTAGAAATTCAGTTTTAGAGAAATCGATTCAACAATGGTTTAAATGTCATCACTTACCGCAAAATGGAATTTGTCCAGTCGCAGATTTTGTAGATAAATCAGAAGGACTCATAAAGAAAAGAGTTGATGAGATAAATGCAAAGAAACAATTATAAAACATGCCCGGCAGTCCAAAAGGAATCTACCGGGCACTACGTTTTATTTCATAAATTAAAAGTTCTCATTTGCAAATATAGATATATATTCGAATATAACAAATAAAATGGTCGAAAAACTCTCAATATTTTCATTGGGACAGGACGGTAGCAAAACTCCTTTCCCTAACAATGGAGCACAAGCTGTAATAGCTGACTACCAATTTGTATCCGGGAGAATGGGTTCAATTAGCCTTTCGGCTACTTTAATGTATCCTCGTTGTCTTGATAATGAATGGGATGAGACACAGTTTGTTGAATTTAGGGGAGAAAAATATTATATCTTCACTACTCCTTCTTCTTCCAAATCCAATACCGATTTAAGATGGAAGCATGACCTTGTATTTACTTCAGAAAGGATTCAGCTTGACAATACATATTTTTATGATGCGGTATCACCTGATGCTGCCAATATAGATCAATACGTTAGTAATAGCACTAAGTTCACATTTTATGGTGATATAAATGAGTTTGCTAAACGTATGAACTATTCTTTAAAATATTCAGGTCTAAAATATTCCATTGTTGTAGATGAAGGAATTAGCTCAGAAGGTAAACTGATGACTTTTGAAGATAAGTTTTTCAGTGAAGTCTTACAGCTAGTTTTTGAAACATATGAATTACCATATTATTTTGCAGGCAGAGTAATACATATTGGATTTTCCAGTAATGCGATAACTCAGACATTTAAATATGGGCATGACAACCAACTCCTTTCAATCACTAAGACAAACGCTAATTATCGTATAATTAATAGATGTACGGGTGTTGGTAGTGATGAGAATATTCCATATTACTATCCGAATGATAATCCAAAAGGAGATATAGGCGTACAAGCTGATGCAAATAATACTGCAATTAAACAAGCGGACATTCGGATTTCTGACAAAGATTTGTTTGCAGAGAAGGTAAATATAAACGAGACTATAGAATATCGTGAAGGTGAAGCCGCAAATGCATATAGCTATAATTTGTGGTCTGACACTGGAATGCAGTATCAATATACTCTTAAGAATCAAGTAGAAATCCCACGTGTTGAAGTAATAAATACTGTTCCAAAAACAGGAGTATGGAAGGGGACTATCCGGATGCGATTAAAAATGTATCGTGAAGGAAAGATGAGAGTGGGAATTCAGCCATTAATGAGACGGGTTTGGAAGAATGCAAATCCCCCTACCAAAGATTGGCAACCCGAAGGTCTTGAAATGAAATTTTCAGATGCGGAAAACAACAACCTGACTTATACAAAGTTAAATACATGGGATTATAGTTTAGGTGATCTTGCAATAGGAGAATATAATTTAGATTTTATATTTCCATTCCAAACCAATGAGTTTATAGACTATTATAAAGTCTATGCTGTCATTAAAGCAATCAGCATTGGATATGATGGCAAATATTGGTTTTTAAATAATGCGGTAGTATCTCTTCCTGCTATTGGTATTAGTATTACTAAAACTCCTGCTGTGGGAGATAAGTTTAAGCAAATTGAATTAAAGACAGATTATATTCCATATGCTCAGAATCTGATGCCTCCTATCTATAGAGAGAGCAAGGGATTGCAGCACTTTTACAATGCTAAGAATAATACATATAAGATTCCCGGTACAAATGAATATTATACGTTTGAAAACGAATATACTGAAGGGAATCCTAAAGAAATAATTGTAAAATTTGAAAATATTAAACCTTCAATTAAGGGAGTTAGGAATGCTGCCGGACAATTAATTGGAGAGATTGCGGCTATTGCATTTGACGATGAGGATAATGACGAATTAGATAAAAAAACAAATGCATATCTACATCCATATTTCTATGTAAAATTAAGGAAGACAGATGGTACATATGGATTCAATCTATTCGAGCAAGGTATTTCAAGCGGTGAGATGACTCTTTCCATGACAAGTGGTAAATGTGCTGCTTGTAATTTCATAGTAGAAGTAAAAGAGGAAGGTGAAGGTGAAAAAGCAATATTTCAGAATCCAGTACAAGTTGATAGCAATGGAAATATTGTTCCCGGTAACGCTGCAGAGAAAATTAACAAAAAAAATATTCAGGAAAGACAGCAGAATACTAGGACAAATGAAGTTTGGTTAGCTTTAAAAAAAGATGATTCGACTTTCAATATAGTTATGCCTAATGAAACGAATAACTATAAGCCGGAAGCCGGAGACTCTTTTGTTATTCTAAATATTAAGCTACCACAAGCATATATATTAAGCGCAGAGAACGATCTGAAAAAAGAGATCATTCGATATATGGCTCAGAACAATAGCGAAAAATTTAATTTCTCAATTACATTTAGCCGTATATATTTAGAAAATCATCCGGATATTCTTGCTCAATTAAATGAGAATGCTCGTTTGCAAATTGAATATAATTCTCAAAAGTATGAACTATATGTATCTAATTATACATACAAAGTTTCCAATAATGAGATATTGCCGGAAATTACTGTTGAGCTTTCAGATACGATTACAATACGAAAGGGAACATTACAAAAATCTATTTCCGCAGTCCAACAAAGTCTATTAAGCACTATCGGTTCTATTGACTTTCTGAAAATGGGATTAAAATACTTTCTTCGTAAAGATGTGCCTGATACTGCATTAGAACATATTACATTTAATGATGGCATTCTTGTAAGAGGTAAAAATGCCATTATTGAAGAATCAGCCAATGTTATATATGAGGAAGACGGTAATGCTATCTATGAGGAATATTCAGAACCTATAATGCCTATAGCTGAGGCTAATACATTAGGATCTCTTGATAATGTAGATGCTATTGTTGATGGGACTGTAAACGATAAAGTTCTTCTTGTTAAGAATCCCGGAAGTATGCAGTGGACTCAGGAAAAAATGTCCATCAATGTGGATAGTATTATCTATATATCTACACAGACATTATTGGATAGTACTAGAACGACAGATTTAACTTTGAGCGCAGAAGATCATCAGGCAATTATCAAACTCTATGGAGATAAAAATGTATCCAAAAATACAGTTGTTTATAGAGGGAAAGAGAAACTAGGAAATCAGTATTTGGTAGCTCTTTCAATGTATGCCAATTTTTCTATCATTCCTGCATCTGAAGAAGGTGTCATGGATGTGGCTTATGTAAATCCGTCAGACGGTTTTCTTTATGCATTTAAAATTAAAACAAATGAAAATCGCAGTATTGCTACCGTTCCGGAAAAGAAATCAAGTGGAGGAGAAATTATCATTGATAGTGCTCTTTCTACAGAATCAGAAAATCCGGTAATGAATAAGATCATAACTCAATATATTAATGAGCTTATGGATGCTGTATTCCAAATAAGTATGACTTCTTTTAGTGGAGGAGGCACTTATGAAATCGGAAGCAGTACAAAACCTGTATTGAGTTGGGTTATTAAAAGAAAAGGAGAGGAGGTTAATCCTACCAATGCAACTGTGAACGGTAACAAGGAAGGTGTAGCGGCTAATTTTAAGTCTTATACATCTCCGGTTGAAATTACATCTAATAAATCATATACTGTAATAGCATATTATAATTCTCAATCAGTGACTAGATCGGCATCATATTCATTTCTCAGTAAAAAGTATTTTGGAGTTTCTCCAAATACGACTTTGACAAATGATGAAATATTAGCGTTAAGCGGATGGGCATGGGCTAATAGTAGAACTATGAGCGAGTCCCTATTTGATTGCACAGGAGGTCGTTATCCATATTACGTAATTCCTGCAAGCATTTATTCAGGACTTGAAGTATGGGTAGGTCAGTTTAGAAATACAGACATAGTTGTTACTGATCAAAATGTAGTCAATGCACAAGGTTATACGGTAGCTTACAAAGTTGTGAGATTAAATACTATACAGTACGGTAAATTATACATATCATTCAAATAAACAGTCATGGCAGATATACCCGGAACCAATGTCGCCTCCATGATAACTCCGTTTACAACGCAGGATATCATCGCTACACATAGTGAAACATATGGACAAGGAGGCTATAGAAGTGAGAAAACAGTTGCAGATATGAACGCAATTATTGCGTCCCGTAGAAAAGAAGGTATGATTGTTCATGTCTTAGATGAAGACAAGGATTATATCTTAAAGGACGGTAAATTTGTTGTGAAGCCAAGTGAGGTCATTGTCGATTCAGCATTGAGCACTACTTCTCTTAATCCCGTTCAAAATAAAGTAATTACCAATGCTTTAAATTCCAAACAAAACTCTTTAGTTAGCGGAACTAGCATAAAGACCATTAATAGTGTATCTTTGTTAGGTTCCGGCAATATAAATATACCTGTTATAACAGTAGATAGTGCAACAAGTTCTACATCTACAAATCCTCTACAAAATAGAGTTATAACAGCTTCCATTACTGATATAAATACTAAATTAACGCCAATATCTACAGCATGGAACAAGAAAAATACAGCTAATGGTCTTCTTGTATTAGATACGGCAGGATTAGTTCCTAGCAGTAATCTTCCTTCCTATGTCGATGATGTATTGGATGTGTATGCTACATATGATCAATCAGCAACTGGAACTATATCAAATGTTAAATTATATACAGATTCATCTAAAACGATTGCAGTAGTTCCGGAAACAGGAAAGATATACATTGATGTTTCATCCGGCAAACCTCCATATCAATTCAGATGGTCAGGTACAGCATATGTTACATTGAATACCGGAGGACTTATTATTGGTACTATATCCGGTACAGCATTTGATGGTGGAAAAGGACAAGAATTATATTCTGAATATGCAGGAAGCCGAAAAACTATTTATCAAAGAGCATATTCCTTTTTCAATGCCATTACTCCTGCTTCAGATAAATTCATGCAAAATATATCAGCATCTTATACTGCCACTGCCGTATCACTGACTAAAGCATATAAGAACTTTGCAGGGACATCATCATCAGAATCATTAATTATAAATGCTGCTACTACAAGTAATGCAGGAGTAATGTCTGCGGCTGACAAGAAGAAACTGGAAGACATTGATACAGAGAAATTCCTTCGAAAAGATATTGATGATATAGCAAATGGAAATATTACTTTCAATAATGGTATTTATGTGAAAGGTTCATATGCTAACCTTCAATCAATTTTTGAACAAGGAGGAAATTCTATCCTTGAACAAGGAGGAAACGGGATTATAGAAACAGCAGAGACACAAGCAGCACCAACTGATATTACATTAGCTGATTTAGCTAATGTTGATGGTACAGTTAATGAACCTGCATACAAGAGGATGATTTTAACTAAACTTGCCGGAGCTACGACATGGACGCAAGAATACATTGATCCTCTTATTGAAATTACAGAAGCTCCTAGTAATGATTTATATTATGCTAGAAGAAATAAAGCATGGGTTAATTTTACTCCTTTTTCCGGTAATTATTCAGATTTATCGGGAAAACCGACTATCCCTACTAAATTAGCAAATCCATATGCATTAACCTTTTCCGGAGCAGTAACTGCAACATATGACGGATCAGGCGCAGTCAATGTAAATATACCTGTCGGTGGAGGAAGCGGTGGCGGCAGCGTTATCGTAGATAGCTCTCTTAGTACAACTTCGGTAAATCCTGTACAGAATAGGGTTATAACAAATGCTATTAATAATGCCAATAGTAGCATACAAACCAATGCTGATAATATTGAAGCGATAATGTCCATTATCGCCAATATACCATCTATAAGCATAGATACTGCATTGAGCACAACAAGTACAAATGCTGTTCAGAATAAGGTGATAACTGCCGCCTTAAATTCTAAACAGAATACACTTGTGTCAGGTACTAATATTAAAACAATTAACAGTCAAAGTATTGTAGGATCAGGAAATGTCAATCTCACTTATTCTTTTTCTCAGATAACTTCTAAACCAACTACCTTATCGGGATATGGAATTACAGATGCATATACAATGGCACAAGTAAACAATGCTTTTGTATCCTTAAGCGGAAATGTAATTAGAACATCAGGGAAGCTATCAATGGCAGAAGACGTATTTGCAGATGATGGTTCCACAGGTGGTCTTGATATGAGAAATTCGAATATTGTAGGTGTAAATGGTATATATTTTAAAGATGCATCAGATAGTGACGGTGAATATATCAATTTTTATAGAGACGCTACTCATGTTGATTCTTTATATGCATTAAATGGAGAATTACGATTTAAACCTAATAGAGTATTAGGAGCTATAACTACTGCATCAAATATAGTTCTTCATACAGGAAATTATACATCATATGTACCTACAAAAACAGGAACGGGAGCAACAGGAACTTGGGCAATAAGCATTACAGGAACAGCCGAGTTATCTAAAGCTACAAATTTAATTAATGGATCATATACAGGAAGTGGAGGAAAACAACCGCCATCTTATATACCATCAGGGAAGATTAGATTTAACATGATGAATACTGTTGTTGGTACTGACTCTAACTATAAGGATTTCATATTAATGGACAGTTATACTGGTAATGATGTTCCTTATGTTACTGCAATTGGAGTAAGAAAAACTTCAACTCCTGAAGCATATATAATGTCAGGTGCAAAAGGCAATACAACAGAAGCTAATTGGGTTAAGACTACTTTATTAAGTGCTCTTAACTACAATAACTATGCACCATCTAAAACCGGATTAGGTGCTAGTGGCACATGGAATATTAATGTATCAGGATCAGCAGCCTCAGTAGCATGGGTAAATGTTTCCAATAAACCTAATTTTGCAGCAGTTGCAACTTCCGGTTCATATAATGACTTAACTAATAAACCTACAATTACAAATATAACAGTTGACTCAGCCTTATCGACTACTAGCACTAATCCATTGCAAAATAAAATTATCACTACTGCACTAAATGGCAAGCAAGCAAATCTTGTTTCGGGAACAAATATTAAGACTGTAGGAGGACAGAGCCTACTTGGTAGTGGTAATATTGCATTTCCTACAATAACTGTTGATTCTGCTTTAAGTTCCACTTCAACGAATCCTTTGCAAAACAAGGTAATTAATAGTCAATTTGAATCTGTTAATGCAGGAATGCAACTTATTATGAGTTTATACAATGAGATTAAAACAAGTGCTTTAACCTCTTCTAGTGTTGTTACGTCTATTACTACAGAGAATAGCAATAGTACATCACTAGTAACATCTGTTAAATCCATTGTTAGCTATATAAATGATAATCTAATTGATCCTATAACTCCTTTACTTACGGCTTATCTAACTCAAAATACCAAAAATGGTATGTTGATTTTGGATTCAAATGGTAAAGTTCCTAGCAATTTATTGCCGGGCACATTGTTAACATTAGGAACAACATCTACTACGGCTTTTAGAGGTGATTATGGTAACATCTTATTTACTAACTTTGGATCGGGAACAAATCTAACAGGTACTCAGCGTGCTAGAAACTTCTTTGGAAAAATTGATGTTTCTAATTTACATTTCTTATCAGGTGATTATACTTGGACACAAACAGATTCAGAAATAGAAATAGAATTTGAACAATATAATTTTACTGGTACTAAAAGTACATCTTCTCCTTTGATTAATTTCCCAATAGCTACAACAGCGAAAGCCGGACTACTTGGAGGAGATCAATGCTCTTATTTAGTTTCTCTTAATACTGAATACAATAATATAGCAAATAAAGCAAATTATATAAAGGCTAGAAAGTTTTTTAACTCTATAAATCCTGTTAATGAGTATTATTATTGTGGAGCTTTTGTAAGTCCTAGTGAAATTGATATTGAGATAGAAATAACCAAAAGAAATTTTGATACTTCTAGTGAAACTTATGATTACATAAATCTTCCTGCTGTTACATTAAATAATGCAGGAATATTAACATCTACCCAATTTACTAATTTATCAAATAAACAGGAGAAATTAGTTTCCGGCACAAGTATCAAAACCATCAATGGGCAATCATTATTGGGAAGTGGTAATATTAATATTTCAGGTGGGGGATTGAACTCATATACAACTACTCTTGATATTTTTAATATATCAAATGGTCGAACTATTACTTCTACAGAATTTGCAGAAGTAGGAAGAATTGTGACGGCTGTAAGAGAAGGAAAACAAATATTATATAACTATCAGATGGCTGAATTTGGTACAGGAGTATTAAACTGCCATTTAGCGGATGATTTAACTTGTCTATCATGGGTAGTTACAAGTTATACTGATACTGAAATATTCTATATCAATCCAACATTATCTACTGATAAATGGGCAAGAATATCATTAGTAAAATCAGATTTTTCAAATATAACTTCCAAATCCTTCGGCTCCTCATCAAGTTACTACAAGCTTCCGGATGGGTTGCTGATTCAGTGGGGGTATAGCACTAATTCAGGTATAGGCAAAGTGATATATTATCCAATATCCTTTTTTAATACTTATTACTCTGTGCATTTAACTGGAACTAGATCTGTACACAGTAATTACATATATTCTTTTGATATATATACTAAAAGTGTAAGCTCTTTCACAATGGATTCCGTTTATCAGAACGTTGATTCAGATGCCGGAGGATTTAGCATAGCTTTTTACTGGTTTGCTATTGGTAGATGGAAGTAATTATTTCCAATTACCTATAGCTAACCATGTGAAATTCCATGCTGTTTCATTAACATTGCCGCCTTGTGCTATATATCTAGTTAAAACAGAAAACGAAGAACCTGATCTAGAGTAAAACATAGGAGAATATACGATTTTTTCCGTTTGATTAACAGCTTCTCCCGTGAATTGTATAGTATAATATGCAGTTTTTAAAGTAGTAGGCATATATATAGTTTTAATATCTGCTCCACCTGCAATTGTCCCCCACTGAATCAGCAACCCATCCGGAAGCTTGTAGCAACTTGATGAGGAGCCGAAGGATTTGGAAGTTATGAATTAAAATAGTATTTTTACAAAAAATATGAGAAATGATGTATTGGAAACAAGGCTTTTACGATGAACCTGTAGAGGGAAGCCTAGAAATAACAGATGAATACTGGCGAGAGCTTTTGACTGGGCAGGAGAATGGTTTGGAAATCCATGAAGATTCTAATGGGTATCCAATGCTGAGACAACATGTATATACTTTAGAAGAAGCAGTACAAATGAAGGAAATAGAAATTAATGCTTATGACTCTTCTGACAAGGTAAACTGTTTTATACTTGATGGGGAATCCGGATGGCTTAATAAAGCAGATCGAGCAGGATTAATCAACTCTATTAACATAGAAAAAGATGCAGGAAGAACCGAAACAAAAATTTGGTTTAACAATAAAAAACATCCTCTTCCAGTAGATTTTGCTTTAGATATGATTAAAAAAATAGAATTATACGCTATTGACTGCAATGATACGACTGAAGAGCATTTGGCTATTATAAAAGAATTTGCTACTGTTCAACAAGTACAGACATTTGATGTTACTAAAGATTATCCTGAAATATTAACGTTTAAAAGTAAAAAAGATGAAGAAAGTATTTTATGACTCATGGTTAGCTAAGGCTATCTTATTTCCACAGTTTTCTACAATTACTATTATGGCTTGGGTATTTACTAAATATCGTTCCCTTAAACAAGCCGTTATTAATCATGAATGCACACATGCTCGTCAATGGACTGAATTAGCTATTGCTTCAGGAATACTGATTTGGCTTGGAATATTGATCTTTGGTTATTCGGCATGGTATTTATTATTTGCGGCAGTAGTCTTTTATATTTGGTATGGCTTAGAATATGGGATTCGTTTTTTGATTTCTACTATTTTAGATGATGGGTGTACGGCACATGATATATATAAAAGCGTTTCTTTTGAACAAGAAGCCCGTTTTTCTGAGGAAGATAATAATTATCTAGAAAATAGCAATTATTTCGCATGGACTAAATTTTTATTTAAATAATACATAATGGCATATACATATGACAGTGGAGTAGAAAGAGCAGTCTACTCCACAAAAAAAACAGGAAGAACATTGCCAAACGGGGCAACTGAGATGACTGAGGATTTTGATTCCGGTTTTTCCGGTCATGGCTTTAAAATATGGAAGACAGACGATGGATTTTATAAGATTGAAGCTGATGAATTAATGATTAGAAAATCATTAACAGCATTTGAACTTATCATTTCTCAGATACGTGCCATTAGAGGAAGTTATGCGATTACTCAAGGAAATGCGAAAATTAAGCATGTTGATACTTATACAGAAGGAGGTAAAGGGTATTATCGTATTGAAATAGAAGATGAGGTAAATACTATATTTGAACATGATTTTATTCGCTGCCAAAAAGGGAATAAGGAATATCATGTAGAAGTATCTAGCGTACATCAAGGTTATATCAATGTCCTTATGAGTGAATTTACTTCAGGATCCGATGGTGTTGTGGTAAATCCTCCGGAAGCAGGAGATGAAATTGTACAGTTTGGTAATTCTTCTAGAGATGCTGCATACGCTAACCGACATTCGGCTATTTATATGTCTGTAGACAATGGCGAGCCTAAGATTGATTTAATGACTAACATCTATACAAAAAACTGGGATGATACATTAAAGGTACGTATAGGTGGAGATCTTCCCGGTACAGATGGAGAACGAGGATTCTTTGCTGTTAATGGAAAACTTATGGGTGTAGATGAAGCCGGAGAAACAGTATATCAGATTAATCCTGATGGTAGTGGTTTTTTTGCTAGAGGTAAATTTTCGTGGACAGCAGATGGTGCTCCTTCTTTCTCAGGCAGTATATTCCTTCGAATAGATAATAATAATGTATGGAGAGTAACTGAAAACGGAGAGAATATCATTGGTAATGAAGATGGGCAAAGAATAGTTATAAGTCCATCTGATGCATCAATGACTTTTTTTAATGCGGAAGGAAATGCTGTTGCTATATATGATGGTAAAACACAAGAAAATCCGGAAGATTTTTTTTCTTCTTCTATTCCAACAATAACTATTACAACTCTACCATTCTCAGCAGAAAGTTCTTCTTCTATAAATTATGGAACAATAGTAATATCCAAACCATTTCAAACTACAGCAGCAATTAATTTGACATGCAATTTTAATATCTCATTTAGTCATACGTATGCTGATGAATATATATGGTTTAACCTTAATGTTAAAACATATTCAGATTCAAGTTTGAAAAATCTTATTAGTACAAAAAAAATATATGAAGAGACATATGGAGGTGATAGTAATCCTTCTTATAATATTACTAGAGATGTAATATTGACAGAAATAGGATATAATGTTATCTCATTTGATCTTAGATTTATGGTAGGATATCAAAGTAGTGTGTCTTTCTCTATGAATAGTTTAACTCCTATAGTTACTGCAAATAAATACATTTCAAATTACTTTGCAAATGGATTGATTTTAGGTACTTCAGGGAATAATAAATTTGCTGTTTATAATGGAGAACAAGGCGGACTACCCACAATACGTTTTAATGCAGAAAATTCGCTATTTGGATTAGGATTTAGCAGATATGGAATAATGACTAAAAGAAATGGCTTTTGGGGTATGATGCCAAGCATTATAAGTTGTGGATTAATTCAGACTGAAGGAAGTTATTATCGTTTTGCTCATTTTTCATCTTATGATAATAATATACCTTCATTATCTAAATCATCTACAGGAATGGTAACATTAACAATTCCAAGCGATTGGAATCAAGATCAAGTAAATGATACTAGTTGTTATATATTAACGACACCGAGGATTAGGCCTTCATATAGACAATTTTATGTTTCAGCAAATTGGGATAACTCTACAAAGAAAATTTATTTTTATATAAAAGTTGACAATAGTACTTATTATGATGGAGATTTTTATTTTGAAATAAAACGTTATTAATAATAAAGGGGAGTATCAAGCTCCCCTTTCATTATTACGCTAACTTCTCCATTCTAGAGAGTTTTAGTTTCTTATTCATTGTCTTATTTTGTTTATAAGGTTTCTCCTTTGCTCGTTTAGCTTTTTGTTCCGCTTCTAGCTCTGACTTTAAAGCTAATATTTCGGACTTTCGATAACCTATTTTACGATTCTTAAAAATAACCTGTTCAATACCTCTAATATCCATGAGCCGTTTAAATCCAACTCTATTGTTAGAGAAGTTAAGGATATGCATACTTTCATCATAATTCAAAACATCGTTAGGACGTACATACTCACTATTTACCTTTTCAAGAGAATTAATCGCAGATGCAATCTCCGTCTCGTTACAATCCTCACTGAATACAGCCCAAATCTTTTCAAATAATGTCTCAAACAGCCAACGCTTAATAGGACTTAGTTTGGACAACTCATCTTTGACTGAATCAAATAAGTCTGATTTCAACTTTTCAATTTTCTTCTCTACCATAATTTTTCTTTTGATTTTTAATCCTACGTACTTTTCTAAAATAGCGAATACCCAATACAATAGTTGTAATAATTCCGATTGTCCATATCGCTGCCAATACAACCAAAGAGAAATATCCTTGTGGCATGAAATCATATTGCATATCAAGAACACTAATAAGTTCAGAAATAAAAAGAGATAAAGCAAGGAAACGCATATATCTACAATTATATTTCTTATCAGAATTAGCTTGGACATACAAACAATATTCAAGAAGCACTTTATATGAATCATTGAATACTGAAATTCCGTTCCATGCATAATACATAACATACAAGAAATATGCTGCACAGAATAATATAGTAAACCTAACTATAAATTTGTTCATTTCTTCTTAGATTGTACAGTTAATGCTATTCTTTCTGTTAGAAATCCACCTTTCCCGGAACTACTCTTTATCTTTACCGGTGCATTTCCCTTTTTCGCTCGTACCACTTTCGTGGTTGTCTTTATCCGAACCGCTTTGGTCATTGTTATATTCCAAATTAATTAATAAATCTATAAAATGTCTTGCTTTCTTCAAATCTTCAAGTCCATTTTTATCTCTGAACCTCGTAATATACTTAACCACACTTCCTTGAAAAAAATCAAGTTTATTAGCATGAATGTACTCTATTGGTTGGATTGCATATTTTTTATAATGTGTGCCTCCTTCTTGGTAGTTTAAAGCTTCTATATATTCAACATTTGCGTTCGGATGATCAGGATATATCCATCCACCCGGAAATGGAGTTACAGAGCTTTCACTCCATATTTTCTGTTCCTTCTTGTTTTCCATTTTCTTCCTTTATAGCTTCTTTTTTGAAATCTTCAATAGCTGAAACAACATTGTTAAATTCTGTATCTTCTTCAGGAGTTTCATCCTGTAATGGTGTTTCTAATTTTTCAATAAAAAAATCATTTTGTTTTTGAGCAATATAAGTAGCGATATCTAACCAAAATTTGTCATCGCAAAAGCATATTAATGGAGTCATAATAATACTCATTGTTGCATTAAAAAAAACAGAAAAAGCATCCTTTTCTTCATCGGATAATTCACTATTATTTTCATGAGTATTTATGATAAATTTCAGTTGCCCATATAATGTCTGTTGCATCGGATAAACTACCATTTCGAATCCGGCAACCTTTACAACAATACAATTTTTCATTAAGATCAACTTAAAATGCCCAAAATCATACTCTTTTACTATATCATCTATTTGAAGATATACTAAAGTAGGCTTAATATCTAATTGACCTTTAATGGAAATTATATCATTAATTAATTTCTCTGCATGATGAGCATCATTACAAAGCACCTTTAACTTTTGAATTTTTGATTTAAAAGTCTTCTGCAGGTTTTCCCGATTTGTTGTCTCCTTCTGTTTCATTTTCTATTTCTGATTTATTTTCTTCTACTACTCCTTCTTTTTCTTCTTCATCATTTTTTTCTTTAGAAGAAATAACTTCAGAGGTTTTAGATATTTCCGGTTCAAACTGACCTAGCTGATATGCATCCATTGTACGCCATGTATTCATACGGGTAATCTGCTCTTTAATACAGCATTTAAGGAAATATTTCTTGACTTCTTCTTTTTTCATGGCATTGACTTCTGCCTCATTCATATCCGGATTTCGGCTAAGAATAAAATCAATCATGTCCTTTTTATTCTTTACTTCCGGAATGTATTTTTCAGTAAGGTATACATATGGATATATTCCGAGTAATTCATGATATACTCCTACTCCTCCGATTTCTTTTAAAACTCGGACTTCATCGTATGAAAACAAATCATGTTCAGCTATGGCATAGTCGATTTTCCCTGTTTTACGCAGTATCTTAACTATGGCTTTAACCCATGTTTTATCCGGATTATTAATTTCCGGTAATTGCGGCAATTTTGCCGTTGTCAACATCTCAAATAGAGATTCTTCTGTTACATTTCTCATTTTCCAAATAATTTATATCCAACTTGAAAATTATATAATGGCTTATTCTGATATATTCCGATGCCTGCTCCAAACGAAAGTGATTTTGGCGAATTAATGGTCAAGTTAATACTAGGTATCACTTTGGAATCATAGTTCGAAATTTGGGCGTTTAAATAGCCATCCCACGATTTTTTATAAATAGTTCTTATTTCGGTATTCGTTACCTTTTTTTCAATTGTCTTATTAAAGACGTTTATCTTTTCCAATGAGGGATTTACACCACGTATCCATGCCTCATATCGCCCTTCCTCTTTGTAATATTTTTCTTCAATCGGCAGAGACACTTTATTGGAATCCTTAATATAAACATATAACGTATCAATTATTTTTTTATATTTATATTTAGGAGATTCAATTGTTATTGTATCTGTTTTATAAATAGTAATGGTATCCGTTTTATAGATAGTTTTCATTGAGGGTTTCGACTGATCTAGAAAGGAGGTTACTATCCATGATAAAACAAGGATACCAATTACTATATATGGCAAATATTTATTCATCTAACATAGTATCAATGATATCAATCATATCAACATATATATTACATTCTCTCATACATTGATCTATATCAGTTCGTGTACCATGAAATATTACTTGAATTAGATTATTAGTCTTTTCAGTCAAAGTATGAGCAAATTTATTTTTTAATAGCTCAAGTTCTTGTCTATCTTTTGAGTTAAATTTACTTTTAGTATGTTTGAAATTATCAATATCTTCATCTATTGATCTTGAATCGTCTTTGTACATATCTGCTAATGCAGATTTAAACTTTTCTACATCATTATCTTCGAACCATTTTTGAAAATCATCAAAAGTCTTTGGTTGTTGAAAGATGATCTTACCCTCTTTTATCCCTTTATTATATAAATAAAAAGGAATTTTTAACTTAGTTACGTCATCATAAACGTTTGATGACAAATGCTCGTTAATCTGCTTTAATGTTTTCATTTTTAAAGTGTATCTCTTGTTTGACCATTAATATTTTTTAATTTAAATGTAGCAATAATATATTTAATATCACCATAAAGTTGATCCTCAGAAGGAGTAATCGCTTCAATGAGTATAAAGTTAACATATTTGTTACGCACATCATCATGATAAATGATTTCTCCGGAACTAATGTATTCTACGAAATTATCGTAAGTTGCTCTACGATTGTCTCCTTTGAAAACTAGTGTTAATTCAAGATCAGTATTTTCTCTAATTGGCTTGCTTGCTTGATAATAATTCAATTTATCTGTTTCAGCAAAACTTTCAGTATATACAGATTTTATTTTTCCGTAATCTGAAAGACCTTTAAATTGTTTATATAGAAGTCCGTTCCAATGATTTTCTATATTATATTCGGTATCCTCACCAACCTTTTTCATATAAAAATTAGCCATTTGACTCCTCCTTTCCCATATATTTTTCAATTATAACATTTGGATTAATCACATCACCAGTAATCAATGGATCTCCACCATATATATATAAATAACACCGGGAATTTTGTCCTAATTCAATATTAATTTGAGATTTCCCAACAATATAAATTTTACATATAAGATAATCTGCTATTTTAAGAGTTGTATTTGAATCTATAACACATAGCAAGGTAGTCGATACATCAAATGCATTTTCGTTAAATTCACAAACCATAGCACTAGAATATCCATTTCCCTTAGCATTCTTATATTCACAGATATATTTCCCATTTATAAATGGCTTAAATTTCTCTGATATGTATTGTGGAGAAAGTCCCCAACCCTCACTAATAGACTGCGCCATATATGAAACGGCATTTGAGTCGCAAGCAAGTTCGAAAAGTTCTCGTTTGGTTTTATGTTCTGACCATTTATCAGTATAACCTTCACAAAGACTTCTTTTTATTGAATTTTCTCTAAATTGTTTTAAATCAGTCATCTTGAAAATGATTAATGCACAAAAATAAATAAATTAATCAACTAGACAAAATTTTGATTGCCTTTATTACGTCACGTTTGGATATTCCACGTAAAGTATGAGTTTTAATGAAATACCTTCGTTGACAAAGCAACATATCAGAATCATCATCAAGGATTACATAATTGGTCACATCTTCATGTTCTTTTAACCATTGATTGATTTCTAAACCACGACATGCAGCATAATGTGTTTCTCTTTCTCCATATTTGAAACCATACATTCTTGAAGTAATGCCTACAATATATTCGGGATACGGGAAAGGATTATGTCCGTAAACTTTTTCTTGATTTGTGATTTTTTCTAATGTCTGCTCCAAAGTATATCTTCTCCAAGAAGAAGAAATCACAATTTTAGCTCCGGTTGCATCACAAATCTGTTTAACTAGTTCGACCTTTTCATTATCAATCGCCCAATTACTTTTTAATGTGGTTATCACACCGTCAAAGTCGAGGAATATTATCTTCATATCAAATTTTATTAATTTTTGCTTGGTTAATACAATCGGTAGCCCATCCTACAATATATGCACAAGTCTCATCTTCACCAATATTAAATCCCATAGACATTCCTAAATCTTTATGTATTGCAGTAGCTACATGTAATGCTTCATGCGCCATATCCTTAACAGTCATATACTCCTTTTTTCTAAAAACGACACAGATGCCATAATCACCATTGTCACAGGAAGAGCATCTAAAAGTTATAGCCTTGTTATTATCAAAATCCTCTTGACTTATTTTACCATCATCACTTTCCCTATTCTCGAAATTTTCATTAATAAATAAAGCCGAATCTGTAATAACCACATATAACTTTCTTGGATATATATGATTTACAAAACAATGTATTTTATTCTTCATCTTCTAACAATTTAGAAATAAATATATCTTTTGCCTTAATCATAACATCAGTCGGTATATCAAATCTAGTCATTTCTGACATATAATCCCATGCATCTGCTACCTTTGCTATAAGATCATCTTCTACTATAGCTAATGCTCCATATGCTTTACCAATAGACACCGCTAAAGAAACATATCCCGTTGTATCCATTCTCTCATTTTTGTTCAAATCTAAAGTATTATCCTCGATATACTTTTTTGCTTTTTTATTCATAATGTTATTCTTTTAAAATGGTAATTCATCCGTTGGTTCCGAGAATGGTAAATTATCGCTTGAATATTCTCGTTGATAGCCATTATATATATGATCATTATTTTCTTTGAAAATAGGAATAGCCGGAGAAGGATTTTCCCAACCATAATGGATATTCTCATTTTCTTCATTCATAAAACGTCTGCTAGGAATATCATAATACATTCCACACATATAATCGACAATGCCATACATTCTGTTTTTAGCTACTTCTAATACATTGCCATAGTCCATCATTGCTGTTATCGCTTCTTTTCCAAAAAACTCTCCCCCTCTTTTTTCAAAATCCTTGTTAACACGATGAATGATAAATACATTAGATGCAGCATTAGTTAAATCAGCCGTACCGCTAATAGAATCCTTTCTTAAGAAGTCTACCTGTTTTCGTGGATGACATACTAATATCAGATGTATATTGTTCTTCTTAGAAAATTCGCATATCTGCAAAATAAGCTCTTTCTGTTTGTTATTCTTATCTCCTTCAAACAGATCAATATCTAGAGTAAAAAGATTATCCAAAATAAGCAACTCTACACCATTGTCAACCATTTCCTTCATATCATTAAATAGTTGCGCCCATTTGCTTCCATATTCATTGTTATAAAGGAAAAACTTATCATCAAGCCAATTATCTATCTTATCTATGACAGATGGATTTATATAAAATTTCCCAATATTCTTTCTTGATTCTAATAAATTCTCCCTTCCGGCTGCAACCATTTCAAGCCATGTTTTTAATACGCCCGGTACAAGTTCTCCACTCCATAATGCTGCTTTATGACCATTGTTCACAACATTCAATATCAATGTATTCAACCATGATGATTTACCACTTGAATTAGTACCTGAAAGCAGGGAAACCTCACCTAAATTTAGTCCTACAATAGCCCTATCTAAAGAGTGAAACCCTGTTTTTAGACTGATGATATTATTCAAATCTATTTTAGGTATATCCTTCATTCTAAACCATTTTTTACCTAATTCAGGAGTCTCTTCTTTTACCTTCTGTTCCTTTTTAGACGTATATTGATTTCTTTGATATGGAATAGCAGTATTATGTGCTTGCGATTTAATGTCGTAAGCATTAGGTTCAAATTTCAATCTTAAATCTCGCCATGTGTACTGACTACATGAATTATGAAAACATGTAAATCCTATACCATCTTTAGATACAAAAATAGCTGAATCAGGAGCTTTGTGAGATGGATCAAATGGACATTCAGACAGGACTATTTTTCTTGTTCCATCGCCCATTGTTATATCCTTATGAACTTTTATACCATAATTGGATATAAAATTATCTATATCAAATTGCTCCCTATTCCCTAAATTATACCTATTTATAGGTTCAGTCTTAGGTAACATATCTGCCAAATTCTTAAATAATGATATATCATTAGACTGTATACATTCAGGTACAACAAGTATTTTGCTTAACCTATGCGGTCTTTTGGGTGTATTTCCTCCTTTTCTTGAATATGTACCATACAATTTTGTAACTCTTGCCGGATTAAAGACTTTCAAGTCTACATCTACATATTCATCAGTGAATTTACTTCCCAAATATTTAAGGAAATTAGATAATATCAATGTGTTTTCAGGAGTATTTTCTAATTTATCAACTTTAAACATTAGATGATAACCATTTCCTGACATAGACACTATAGGAGAAAAGAATCCTCTTTCTCTCAAAAATCTCCTAACAGACAAAGCCATCTGCCTTGCTCTTTCTAATTCTTCATCAGTCGTAGCTATTTCCTTTACACCTCCTTCTCGTACTGGATCTAAGTCTACTAATACCCAATTCCTATATTTGATATCATTATCTTTTATAGCTTCACAACCCTTAATCATTTTGTTATATTGAGGGTAGCCATCCATAGCATCTTTTAGTTGATTAAAGATAAAGTAAATATTGTATTTATCATCAAAACGCAATATATTTTCTATTGCCTTATCTGCATCTCTAAATATGCCGGAATAAATATCATATTTGTTGAGAGGATTGAATAATCTAATCTCAAATAAATCTGTATCAGAATCCCTAAATACAGAAAGAGTCCTTTTTATCTCATTAACGTCCATTAATCATGATCCCATTTTTGTTGTTCCTTATTCCATACATATTTCCGTCCCTGACAAAATACTGTTGCATTATCCGGTCGAGTATCTTTTGTATATCCATCACAAAGATTATCAAAAGCCCACGGATAAAAGCATATATATCTTTGTGATGGCTCATTCCATCGAACATCTGAGCCATTGGTGTTAGGATGATATTCATTTTCATCATAGTCAGGTTCATCAGTAAATAATTCCCATGAGCGATTATTTATATATGTTTGAAGATTCTTAGGATTAGGATAAAAAGAATCAGCATCCTTTGCTTCTTTCCTTTTTCTATTTTCAGCATCTATTGCTTTGTTTAGTATTGGAATAACATCATGCCAATCCTTATGCTTCTTTACTAATAAATCCAATTCTGTTTTCAGACCTCTTTTAGCACCGGGATATTTTTTTCGAAATTCTTCAAATACTGATTTCTCTTCTTCTGTCGGATAAAAAAGCACTTTCTTAGATACGTTAGTATCTTCTTTTTTATATGTATTACTATCTGTATGTTTACTATATGGTATTGTCGCTTCATTTTGATAATTTGCATTCTTCATTTTGCTAATATCGTAACCTTCATTTTGAAGAATCGAAATCGCTTTATCACTAAATGCATACCAACACGTTCTGTCAAGTTTATTTTTATTAAAATTTCCTTTAATTAAAAAGTCACATTCACAAAGAAATTTTAAACTTCTCTGTATTTTAGTCTCATGAATATATGGAAATAAATCAGATAATGCTTTTTGGGTATTATAAGTCCAATAATGTCCATCGTAGAGATGTTTGTTATTAACAGCATTTTTATTTATCCAAAAAAACATATTATGGATAAGTATGGCTTCTTCTATTCCATATTCTTTTGCTAATTGTACATTGAATTGATGTTCCATATAATTGAATTGATGTTCCATTGGTTAATAATAAACAAGCGGAAGAGTTAATGGAACAATCCTCTTATCATTCGGTCATGACTCCGAACTATCCGCTTATTTTTAAATAGTGGGAAAGGCAAACTGCAAAACCTATCCCACTCTACAAATATAGATATTATTTTGGATAAACCCTTATAGATAACATAATTTAAGCTATAAAAGGACTATTCAGCGCAATTTCCGTATCTTCATCCGGATTTTCAATGAATATAGGCTGTCTTTCTCCAGTAACAGCTAATATAACATTCTCAGAATTAATGCCATTTATTGTAGGAATTATATATGATATCGTAAAGTTTATAGAAATATTAGATCCTCCATCAGCCTCTATAAAATCTTTCATTTTTATGTTTCCTTCCCAATTCTCAGAAGAAATATTAAGACCTTTTTCACTAAAGGCAAAATTAACAATTCCTTTGTATTTAGAGTCTTGAATATTAGCAGCCTTTTGAAGACAATTCAATATTTGCTTTTTATTAACTGTAATTTTAAACAAGATCGGATATTTGAGCAATGAATGGAAATTGGGCATTTTATATTCCAATTTCCTGACCATTATCATTGTATTGTCACAAATAATAATAATATTATTTTCTCCATTTTTAATAGTGACCTTATCTTCTTTTTTTAAGGCTTTTACAATACCACCAAAAGAATTCTTTGGAATACCAAACTGAGTTGTGATATTGTTATTTTCCAATTGCATAGAATCATGATACATTTTAAATCCATCTGATGCAAATACATTGACTTTCCCTTCTATGATATCAATATTTAGACATCCCATAGAAAGTTTCATATCTTCTAAATCACCAAGATACTGGTTGCTATTATTTATCCAATATGAAAGTAAATCAGCTTGAATATCAAAAGCATCAGACCCTTTATCGCTATTTAATTTCGGATACATATTTGGATCATCACATGGAAAAACTACAGATCCAGTATCTGTGGATATAGTAGATGAAATTATTTTTTCTCCTTCTACTGAACTTAATTTCTCTATTATTTCAATAGAAATATATTGATCTGATAGAAGAGATATGTAACTTACAAGATTATTCTTGTTAATGCAAAAAGTACCATTTTTAACATCTGCCTCAACAGGACATACCGTTTTTATAGCATTCTGATTATCATATGATAAGATCCATGCCTTATTCTCCTTAATTTGAACTCTTATGTCCTCTAATATTGGAAGTATTTTTTTGTTACCGGAGAAGCTACCGCCAATTTCGATAGCTTCTAATAATTGTTTCCTATTAAATTTTAGTTTCATTTTCTTTTGCCTCTTTTTTCAGCCAGTTTATATATAATAATCGCAGATAATGCCACTTTTAATTCCATTATACCTTTAATCTTATTACCTAATTCATCTATGTCTATTTCCATTTCGCCATTAAATGAATCAATAATATTTACCATTTCTTTATCACATCCTGATAAAAGAATAACGCTTTTTATAAAATCACTATCAATACGAGTTTTTATTACAATTTCATTCATCGTTTTTAAATATAAAATTATTACAATAATATCCAATGTATCCCGGTTCTACAAACATACCAATTTCTGTGGTTAATTCGTTACTATATTTAATATATACCTGATATCTCATGCATATATCTCTGATTGGACAATTCTCTCCAGTGCAATGTGCTACATCATTCATCAGTACCTTCATTTAATACTTTAATATTGATTAATTTTTCTATGGTATCAATTTTTTTATCAAGATCGCATGCTTTCCTTAAGTTTTCTCTTTTCATTTTTCATCCTCCATAATTATAAAATATACTCCATCAATTTTAACATATGGGATTTTTTTATTCTTAATCCATGATGTTACTGTTTCCCTGACAACTCCTTTTAGTTCAGCATAATGACGAACTGTTTTTAATTTTGTTATATCTACTTTCTCTATTTTCATTTTTATTCTCAATTAAAATGGTCTTGTATTCCAATAATTACGCCAATGCCCGAAACAATCGCATCGGTTTCCATCATTTTCCTTACGGACAAAAGCGAGATTGTTTCTATCAATCAACGGCTTATTGTAAGGGTATTGCTTTACTCTGATTTTATAGGCTCGTAGAGCAAGCCTACGATTCTTAATTTTATTCATCTCTGATCTTTTTATTAATCAATTGGTAACTCTTGAATTTTTCTCATAATATCCGTAACTTCGTCTGCTGTGATATAACCTATTACATCATCTGTTATTGGTGTAGCATAGCATAATATACCATCTTTAAGTATTCCAACCTCATAAGTATCTATACCATTAGAATAGAACATAGAACCGAATATGACGCTAATTCCATAACCATTTTCAAAATTCATTTTTGCTTGTTTAGCTTCTGCATATTCTTTAGCAAGATATAAAGGAAGTTTTTGAGCTTCTCCTGCTATTGGATGCGGAATAAATACCAAATCTTTGAAATTCTTTATTTTACTCATATTTTTATTGATTTGAGCCATACGGCGGACGTTCAACCATCATATGGCAGTGTGTTAAAACTCAAATATCATCCAGTCATTTGCCAACATATCACTTTGAGACGCTAACCATCCGTTTATGATAGTGCCATCGGCAGCTTTCATGCAGATATATGCTGTGAACTTAACAACATCATCTTTCTTTAAATCAATTGGATTACCACTTTCATCGACACAATCCTGATAATAATAATCCTTCACTCTCTGAGGAAGCGACTTTATTTCTTGAGCAACGAAAGAAATATGTAATTCATCGGCCGGTCGCATGAAAATAAACATACCTTTTCCGTTCCATCCTTTACGGGTAACAAGATTTCCTCTTTGCATAGTTGCAATCGCTTGCCCGAATGTTCCAGACTCTCCACTTATCAATTCTGCGTTTTCTGTAGCACCTATAACATAAGCAGTTTCAATCTCTCCTTTAGTATAGTTACCTGTTTGATTGGATAATCTTGCTGAATATTCAGCTGCTTTTTCATCTAATGATTTCATTGTATATATGGGTTTTACAAAGCCCGCCCAAGGCTATTTTATTTCTTATTGATTTGTTAGTCAAACAGGTTGAATTCATACACCCAAACAAAAGGATTACGTTCCCATGTTCCTTTTCCGGATACTTTGCTTATCAAAGCGGCAAAGGCTTCACGGGGAGTATCAAATCCATCGTCTTTGTTTCCCTCAAATTCATAAAATATAGATGGAGGAAACTCATCATCACCCGAATCTTCATATATACCTTCTTTCAGGCAATCTTCATCGCTAATGTCCTGTAGGCGTTCGACCTTGATTCCAGTAATTTTGATGTGGTGGGGCATCAAGTCGGATTTTGTAAACATAGCATTACTCCATCCTTTTGTATGTGTCAATTTGTCTAATTCGTATTTATCACAATACGCAGAACTTAATATATCTTTGTACGGTTGGGATATTGCCACTACCTCACCAATATGCCATTTCGATTTATTGGCGGTGGGATTAATTTGGTCTAAACAAATACGCCTTGTTTGCGTTTTATGAAGTTTCAAAACAGCATCTAATAACCCAAATTTACGATTAAATAATATTCTTTTCATCTGACCTTGTATTCTTTATGTTTCCTTACTGGTGTAGATAGTGCTTTTTCGTAAGTCCATCCACACATTCTAACCCTTGTATTAACAGTACTTCTCTTAATTCCTATTTTATCACACCATTGTTGTAAATCTAATGTTGTTCCGTTAATGGTTATAAGAATGTTGCATCGTTTATTGTCACTTTGTTCTTTTGGAGTAGCCCAACGACAATTAGATGGTTCATAGTTGCCATTATGATTTATTCGGTCTATGGATAGTTCTTTTGAATATCCATTATCCATAGACCAATTATAAAATGCAGTAAAATCTTTCTTCCATTGTTGGCACATTGATATACCACGACCGCCATATCTATTATATGCAGGATTGCTTTTTGTATAGCATCTTGACTTCATCCCAGACCAAATACGATATATCCTTGTATTTTTCAATCCATGCTTAATGTTTTTGCTCTCATTAATAAGACACCCACAAGATTTCGTATTACCTGTAGTTAAGGCATTAGAACGAACAACGCAATGAGTTCCACAATCGCAAATACAATCGTAATAGTATTTCCTATCATTCCCTTTGTGATTGATTCCTATCACTGTTAATCTTCCAAATTTTGTTCCTTGTTGTATCATATTGTTTGAGTATTTGTCCCTTCTAATACGGCTTGAGTTAAGCCGTATTTATCATTGAACATTATTTTCTTCATACCTTTATTAGTTTTAATGCTTCTTGTATTCCAGTTTCTAATGCTTCTTCGTAGGTGTCCCACTGACCGCCATCGTTAGGACCGTCAAATACACCATCAGTTATATGAGTACCATTATCAGCCTTGCATATATCATAGCCATAACCGCAAGCGTCTCTAATGATGGAAATATGTAGGTTCTTCGTTTCACGTAGCCACTTTTGAGCGGTAGACTGATTAGGTGCGGCTATTAAATATATGGCTAACTTACATTTTAAACATGTTTTTAAAGCATCGCATTCAAAGAATTCCTCACATAAATTTGGAACAGGTAATGAATTATAAGAGCTTGGAATTCTATTACCATCATTGTATAACATTCCATTATTCTGATAAGCGTATAATGTTCTTTCATCAAAGCCTTTTTCTTTCAGTAAATACGCTGTTTCTAATGTTATAAGTTGTTCTTCCATAATTATCACTCCTTACTTTCCAAATATTCTATTAAACTTTTCTTGTCTCTAAAAAGTATTTTATCCCAAAGTGGATAATTGTTTCTTGGTACACTTAAACCGTCAGAGAGCTTGTATACCATAAAAAAACTACGATCTGTATAGGATATTTCAATAGTTATTTTGCTTACAGTGGAATAACAGATATTGTCTCCACTTAGATAGCAAACATTATCGCCTACATTAAACTCTGTATCTATTTTCATAATTATTCTTCTTTTCCTAATATTTGCTGAAATGGATCAAAACTCTCATTTACTCGTTGTATGCCATCTATAGAATCTTTCATATTTGTACACTGTAAACTACTCAAAGCGTTTGCAATTCTAAATATAGGATTTCCCATACGAATATCAGTAAGAGTATCAATCAACTCTTCTTTACTTAGTTGTTTCAACTGCTCCTTGATTATATTCCGCATTTCTTCTTCAGTCATTGCTATTTTCCTTTCTTTAGTTCTTCACAATGCAACTTATAAGCATAGGCAAACATCTTCAAAGTAACAGGCTCAAAGTGAAAGTCTGCCTGCTTGCCCTTTACCACAACAGAGACACACAAATCTCCATCACAAAAATCAATATATGCCACAGCATCATCATTTCCCTTGATAGAAAAGGTTTGTGTCTGTACGCTATCCATGACTCGCCTCCTTTTCTTTAAAGTGTTCTATTAGCTCTTCTACGGAAGCCTTGTGAATTTCTCTGTTATATCTATTAAGATAATACTTAATAGTTTCATCGCACATTTCATCCCCACATTTAAACCATAAGTTCCCATCAGTAAACCATTGGTTCTTGTCAGTGTCATCCCTCAATGCGGCTATTGACAAGAAAAGTTCTTCGTTAGTTCCGCAATCAATAAATTTTCCACATAAGCGACTATATTTATCAAAAGGAATATCAAAAGAATCTGCAATTACATAATTAGGAGTATCGAATCCTTTTTCTGGATATTGATAAGCCCATATTATACTGCAATTATCCGTCCATTTAGGAGAGTTTTTGACATATCCCAATTCCTCCAACTTCTTCCGAAGCTCCGGTGTATTTCGTCTAATAAACGCTGCTGTTGTAAATCCCATAGTTAGTCCTCCTCCAATTTCTCTAAAAGCTCTTTTGCTTGCATTTTACAATATAGGATATTTTCAATTATCATACCATTCATGCTTATATCTGCATGAAAACTCTTTATCGTTACCCATCCGTACCATTTTTTAACCTGTACGTCAAATATATGATCTAGCAAACCATATATATTTATTCTGTATTTTTTCATTTTTTTCTTTTTTAGTAATCATAAAGTTCAACACGATCTTCACGCTCTATGACATCTTTCACCTCATCGTCAAAAATGTCTATTTTCACAGGTTTACTTTTATCTTCTATTTGAGATAAAATGTCTATTAATTCTTGTACCGTCATATTAATATATAGCTTATGTATTTATTATTTCTGAAAATGTTTTTAGATATTCATCTGAATTCTCATAAAGTTTTTTTCTCCGGATTGTAGAGCATATCCTGCTACAAAAAGTTGAAATGCTCTTTCTGCGGCTGAAAGGCAACAAGCATATCCTGCTAAAAAATCCTCCTTTGCATCATTAAATATTTTAGCATAATCGTCATCATCTATTTCTTTCAAGGTTTTCATCCTGAAAAAAGTCTTGTGATCTGCATAAGCATAAGCCTCTTCATTTTTATTCATATCTTTTTATTTATTAGTTAAACATGGAACAAAAGTAATTAATAAATTCGGTATTCCTAATGCACAAGTGGTAATTAACTATACTTTAACATATACACATAAAAAGAGAGTACTACTATCACTAGCAGTACCCTCT